GACGGCAATGCAGAGGAACTCATTCCGTGGGACTCCGATGTGAAGTTCAGCACTGAGGATTCCGTCCAGTCCTGGGTGTCCATCAACATCCTTCTTGAGGCAGGCTCCAAGGTCACTGACTTCAAGGTCGTAATGAGCAATCCTGCAAAGAAGTCCTATGCATTCCTGTTTACAGGCGAAAAGTACAAGGCACTTGTGGGTGGAATATCGGTGAAGGAAGGATAGTGACTTTGCTATAATACAGCAAGGCGGTCCGGGTTCGCCCGGACCTTTTTTCATAGGAGACATTGATGGTCGATACAAGGAAGAGGGTCACATTTGACATAGAGACATACCCTGCGGCATTCATGATTTGCGCATTGGTGAACGGCAGCACATGGGAGGAATACATAGTATGCCCGTCAGTTGAAGGCTGTCCGAATGAGGTGGATTGCAGCGTGGTGAAGGGATGGCTTGACAGCCTCAAGGACAAAGGCTGGTCTGTCACATACAACGGCAAGGGCTTCGACTTGAGGGTGCTGACATGGATAGCCACATGCGGCAAGCAGACCTTGACTACGAAGGAAGTGTCAGATGCCGCAGGGAAGTTGATTGATGACAACAACGTGAAGGCAGGCCCTCGTCCTAGGACAAGTCCATGCTGGTCGGTGAAGTTCAGTGACATGGCCAAGTACAGGCGACAGCATTTTGACGTATTGAAGTGCAGGACGTTGAACCATTCGTTGAAGTGGTGGGAACTCATGAGGGGCTGGAGCGTCAGGGAGAGTTCAGTCCCGTTCGACCAGGAGACGATGACAGCTGACGAGCTGGCCGAGTGCCGTAAGTACTGCAGGCACGACGTTGAATGCACGGACAGGTTGTACATGGAGAAGGACTGTCAGGAACTCATCGATGCAAGGCAGTGGGTAATAGACAACGCTCCGTGCTACATATTCCCAGATGCAACATCAGCCGAACTCGCTGAGACATACTGCTATGGCGACGCTGACACCATAGACGAGTCTGAGACATGCTTCGACATAGTTCCTTGGGACGAGTTTGACGTGCCGGCCGACTTCAAGCTGCAGATGCAGCAGATTGCAAGGCATGAAGTTGAAGGGTTCAACTGGAACGGGGTGGACTACGGGGCTGGAGGGGCGCATTTTGCAAGGCCCGGAAGGCACATAGGGACAAAGATTTTTGACGTCGCCAGCCTGTACCCTCACATTGTCGAGTTCTTTACGAAACTGAAGACGGACGATGCACTCAAGCGATACGTCGGTTGCCTGGCGAAACGTCTCGAGAACAAGCGCAAGAAGGGCACACCCGAGTACAGCAAGTCGGCTGACAAGGGCCTCAAGCTGGTCCTAAACTCGCTGTCCGGCAAGTTCGGTCAAAGGGGTGCCAAGGCCTACGCACCCGAGCACCGACTGGCAATGTGTATAATAGGACAGATGCTCATCACGGAGGCTGCATGTAACGCCTGTGGTGACGACTTCAGCAACCTTGTAGAGATTAACACTGACTCCTTTGCGGTGAAGGGTGACGAGCAAATAGCACGTGCACGTGAATATTGCAATGGCAAGCCACACGGGTTCACGTTCGAGGAGGACGACTTCGCTGACAGCTATTGGAAGGACGTGAACCACTACTTCGTCTATGACCTGAAGTCCGGAGTGAAGCTGCAGGAAGTTCACGGCGATGTAAACACTGACTTGAAGGAATACAAGAACGAGACCATATTGATTGAGTCACTTGCGATTAACCTCAGGAACAAGGAAGGCACTGAGATAAAGCTGGCGGAGTTCGGCAATACCGAACCGTCATTTACAGCTGACAACTGCGTAGTGAAGTGGGTGAAGGGCAAGGGAATCAAGAACGCAAGCATAGACGGTGAGCCTATGAGGTACAAGCATTACTACTTCATGTGGGTCACACCTGACTGCCCGGACTCTCATGTGATACGATTCAATGCGTCCAAGGTTAACGGAAACGGGGTCATATCGGTCAGGCATGGTGTATATACCTTTGATGGTGTGGAGGCGTTGAGACGCTACGAATCATATATCGACAAGGACCAGTACCTGGAGGACTTGAAGGGTGAACTTGCGACCTGGGGAAGGACAGATTTGTTCACGCCTATGAGCGCGAGGTCAGTTCCTGAGCATTGCAATACATTCCATGAGATAAGGCAGTGTGCGAACGGATTCTTTGACATGCCTGACGACTTGTTCTGATTGTAAGCAAAAAAATAACAACTTTTTTCATCAACATCGATACCATTGTAGCAAAAATTTGCTATATTTGTACTATCAAAACATTCAACAATCAACAACGAGGTAAAATGATGTATGTTATCAACGAGCTGAACGGCAGCGGTAAGCGCGTGGTGCTCACCGAAGGCAACTGCAGGGATGACACGGCGAACGTGTGTCACCTGCTGAACAAGCACTGCATTAACAAGACAGAACGCTGGACGGTCAAGGAGGAAACGATATGAAGTGCGACGGACTGAAAGTATATAAAGTTTATACTACTAGAAACGAGGGTGCGTTTGGTTTCTGCGAAGGTTCGGACCCTACCGACATTGAATTGGAGCACGAATCCGTTTGTCTAAAATCGGATGTGGACCGACTACTAGACGAGAAGGATGCGGAAATTGCTGCACTCAAGGCTATGGCGGAAGAGCGAGAAAAAGAAATTGAGTTCATGCATTCTAATTGCAAATGGCGTGCTGGCGACGGATGTGACCGTTTACATGGAGAATTGATGGCCGCTGTTGGAGATGTTGGTGAATTAAAGGCCGAGATTGAATCGCTGAAGGCATCGCACTACGCCGAGATGATGGACGCAGGGATGCGTGAGCGCAGGCTGAATCGGGCCTTTTATAAGGCTTGCGCAAACTGGGCTTTTGCAAGAGAAGTTATCGCTGCCAATTTCATTGATGTAGAAGACGCAAAGAAATGGGCTGTGGTAGAAGCTAAATGTATCAAGAAGGCGGAGGAGTACAGATGAGCGAACTGAATATATATCACCACGAATTAAGACCTGATGAGTATGACGAGGTTTACCTCAAGTCCGAAGCCGACAAGGTGATTGCGGAGAAGGACAAAGAACTCCGCCACCAGAAGTACAAGAGGTGCTTGGATAAGGCAGATTATGCAATGTACCACCATTTCCGAATGCTGTATATATATGGGAAATCACTAGATAACGATAAAGCAGTATTCAAGATTAACTATGGATTAAGATGGCGTAGTAGATGGCTTGCTCTAGCCTACCAGTTCAAGGAGGCGAGATGATGTGCGAGTATTGCGACATGAAAAACAAGCCGATGGCATACCGTTTTGACGGCATTTATAAAGAAAAAATATATGTCCAACATTTAATCCCTGCAAAGTTGCGACCGAATGGGCAATGGATAATCAAAGCCGAAGTTGCTAGTGGACCAATTTACGCAAATATCAATTTCTGCCCGATGTGCGGGCGCAAACTAAAGGAGGCCGACGATGGCAACGATTAACTACAACGGAATGGAGCTGGAGGAGTTCGCTCCAGAAGATAACCGCTTCTTTAACCCGCCCGTTAAGGCTGTCTTTATTAACGCAGACCACGTGCCTATAAGGGAGAAAATGCTGTATTCTTTTGACAAGCGGTTTAAATGTCCATTTACCGATGAAGAGAATTTATGCTGGCCTCATTGTGCCCTTCTTCCTGACCCACCGGTGCCACGCAGGGCCACGAATAGGGAGCTGGCTAGGTGGCTTATTGAAGGGAATGCCCAAATACGACACAGTGATTCCGACATGGTATATGTTGGATGGAACTACAAAGAATTTGAAGACGACTTTCCATGCAGCAATAATGTACTTGTCCGCAAGTGGTCGGACACCGAGTGGCACGAGCCCACGGTGGACTACTTGTTCGGCGAGACATATAAGGAGGCAAAGTGAAATAGACAAAGAAGAGTACGACAGGCAATGCTAAATCAATAATTTGCTATAATTGCAAAACATGGAGATTTTAAAATGTCATTATACAAAGAACACAGACCTCAAACATTGGCCGAGGTGAAGGGCAACACTGCGCTCATAGCTGCAATCAAGGCGCATTTCTCGAAGCCGAACCACAACCATGCAATATTGCTGTACGGTCCTTCTGGCTGCGGAAAGACTACACTTGCCAGGGCTGTAAGCAAGGAATTCCTTGGCGTGGTTGATACCGACATTGATGAAATCAACTGTTCCGACAAGAACGGTGTTGAGGACATCCGCAACACAATCGAGGCCATGAAGAACCTGCCGTTGACAAGCGAATACAATGTGTTCATCATGGACGAATGTCAGAACCTGAGCCCTGCGGCAAAGTCAGCGTTGTTGAAGCCCTGCGAGGACGGCGGCGACTTCAACTACATATTCTTCTGCACGACAAACCCTGACAAGTTCTTCAAGGGCGACAAGGGCGAGAAGGTCAGTGCCTTGACTACACGATTGACCCAATGGAAGGTGGAACCTTTGTCAAAGTCTGACGCCATGAAGTTGGTCGATGAAGTTGCAACGAAGGAGGGAATTGACATAGATGACGAGGTGTTCAACAAGATTGTAGAGGTCGGTGAGGGCTCACCCCGTTCTATGCTCGTGGCACTTGAGCAGGTTGCCGGCATGAATTCCAAGGACGAGCAGTTGAAGGTGCTCAGCAACAAGGTCGTGTCAGATGAAGGCTCAGAGGACGCAAGGAACTTCTGCATGGCATTGATGGGAGGATTCGGAAGCGGTAATCCTCCAAGCCAGTCGGCTGCACTTGCATGCATCAAGAAGATGAAGACTGAAGGAAAGGAGGACCCGATGAGCCTCGGCAAGATGGCGATGGCCTGGGCAAACGGAATCCTGCTTTCAGGCAAGTCAGGCGATAAGTTTAATCAGGCTGCAAGCGTCCTTCAGAACTTTGACAAACACTTTGACACGAACAACATCGACTACGGCTGGCATGTACTCACGCTCGCCGTCATTGAAACATTTGCATAGGGGTTGTCATGAATTACAGAGGAAAAGGAATCAGGTGGACGGAGTCTGAGGACAAGGCAATCTTGGATGGCAAGATGCCATCCGGTCGCGTCCCGTCGCAGGTATACAACAGGCGCAGCAAGCTGAAGAAGAATTTTGGAAACGTCACTAGACAACTTTGTCGCACGCTACTGTGGCGTCTTGACTACATGGCAAAGATGGGGCTGTTCCTCGAAAACGACAAGAAGTTCTTTGACGGTGTGATTGCGGCAATAAAGAAGAAAGTGCTATAATATAAACGACAAGGAGATTTAAAAATGACTGAACTGCAAGAGGACAATCTTTTTGAAACGCCTGAAGTGAAAAGGCGTTACAGCCCTTCAATGTACTACCCTATTTTTGACCCAAGCACGGACGGCGTGCATCATCAGATGTTCGAGCTGGCAAGGACCGGCCGCTACAAGGAGGCATTGAGGGCAATCGACGAGGCCAAGGACATCAGCGACGAGGAACGGGAGTTCTTCAAGCTGGCCGCGGCAAGGTTCATAGAGTTCAACTTTACAGCGATTGCTGAGCAGTACTGCGTTTCAAGTCCGGCGGCAAGGGAGCTGTACGAGAAGTTGGCACTCGTGTACGTGTCGACGACTCAGGCAATATCCAACGCCCTGATTGAATGCGACAACGCCTTTAGGGAATACGTGGACGAGGCAAACCGACACTTTGCCAATCTGGCTAACGCAGATGCGTCTGGAAACGACGAAAGTGCAAAGGAGGTAGATACATCTGTCTCCGGAAGCAACGACGGGGAGAAGTGATGAAACCGCATTTCATTGTGCTCACATGCAATCCTCATACCAACATGAACGATTGCTATGACAGGCTCCTACGCAACAACTGGGGAAAGGATTGCGTTACACTCCTGTACGACTCGAAGCACCCTCAGCTTGCAGAGGCGGCAAAGGCTGACGGCTGGGATGTCGAGGTGTTCGATTGGATGGACACGATAAAGGACATGAACAACCCTGGCTGGACGCACAACTACCTGAAGACGAAGGGCGTCGTGAGTCCGGCAAGACGCGCTGCCTACTTTGCCGCCAGGAAGCGCGGCATAAGGTACTTCATGGAACTTGACGACGACTGGAACGGGATTCAGATTCCTTCGTTCATATCCGAGCAGCTGCCGTCACGAAATTGGATGTACATCAAGAAGGAGCCGGAGGACTTTGCCTTGCGGTACTTCAAGTTCATAGTAGAGCGGATGTTCCAGCTTGTAGCTGACACAGAATGTACGGTTGCCTTTGTTCAGTCAGGCGAACTGTTGTCAGCTGACGTAAGTCATTACCACTTCAAGCCGAAGGTCATGAACACGTTCATACTGGATGCCAATGAAATCATAGTCGGAGGAGGAATCAACGAGGACGTGAACATCTACTGCCGCAGGCTCATCGAGAAGCCTTGCTTCCAGGTAGGCTACCTTATCTGGAAGCATGGCGGGAGCCAATTGAACTTCAGGGCCGGTGCGGACTACAAAGGAACGTGGGAGAAGACATTCGCCACGGTGATAACCAACCCGACGGCGACAAAGTTGGCGACATACAAGAATCCAGGTTCAGGCAAGCAGGACATGAACTACTCCAGAATACATCATAACGTCCAATATGAGCGGACGCAGCCGAAGCATGTGTGGTCCGTGAACGAAGGCGTGGATACGCAGACCAATTCATAGCCTTCAATTGTAAACATAAATTTTACAATTATTTTTAGGAATTTTGCTACATTGTAGCAAAATTTTGCTATATTTGCAGTATGAAGTTCAACAATCAACAACGATGTACTGCAATGAACATTTGCCACAACAGACTCAGGTTCGACTACAACTGCAAGGATGCACTGGATGACTTGAAGATTGCCATCAAGGCAGCCGAGTCCACGAGGAACCAGGAACCGTCCAGGAAGAACGGAAGGTTCGCAATCGAGAGGAAGTGGTAGTATGGCAATGATTGAAGTCACTGACGAACTGTACAAGGCGTGCCGTGGGACAATTGAGAAGGCATGCAGGGATGCATACAGGAAGAACCCGGTCATTGACCTGGATGACTATCGCTCGTACGCTGACGAGGTGTTCATGGATGCTGCGCTGTCCTATGACCCGAATTCGGGGACGAAGTTCAACACATGGCTAACGACCCAGCTGCTCCGGCTCAAGAAGTACGCCAGCCGGGGAGGGAAGATGATTGTTGACCACAAGGGCGTGCCTGACAGCATCGTGGGGAGCCTAGACAGGGAGATGGGGTCGCTTGACGGAAGGCAGTGCAGCCTGCACGACATGAAGCTGCCCACAAGTGACAGCTACCTAAAGGAATTGACAGCCCCGAACTGGGACTACGATTGGTGGAAGAGGATGGACGGCCTTCGTCCGTACTTCGCCGAACTCAGTGACGATGCAAGGATGATGGTCGATGACATACTGGACGGGACTACCGGTCGGACAGCATCGGACGGGGCTCCCATGCTTGAGCGTGGCAACATGATGTATGCAAGGCTCACTCCACGACAGTTGTACTTGAGGCTGTACTGCAGACGAGGCTGGGAGTTTGAAAGGGTCAGGGACGCCAGGATTGAGATTGAGGAGATGCTCAGGAAGTGGTGCGCGCTCCCGTTGCCTGAGATGGACAAAGAGATTCGCACCTGCAACTTGACAGTGAGGACAGTTCGTGACGGTTCCGTGGTCTCAAAGAAGTCCGTAAGATGGGACAGGTTCAAGCATGTGGCCGAAGAGAGCGTCACTGAGGCAATTGACGAGGTCAAGGTTCAGGACGAGTTGTTCTGATTTGCTATAATTGCAAGAGAGACGATGAATGGCGATAGTGTATTGGCGTACAACTTGCAACTTTTTTGCCAACAAGGGCGAGACATTTGTTGAAGGCCGTGTTCATTTTGAACTGGCCGAGACGATGGAGGACGCTGCCAGGATGACGGTGTCATATCTTGAGCATTGTGGATATACAGGGATAGTCATAACTGACTGCCACAAGGAGACTGACGACGAGAAGTACGGCAGGCCTTTGCCGAAGTTGCCGAGCTACGAGAAGGAACTTGCAGGAACGGACAAGCCGAAGTTGACGAAGCTGATTAAGGAAGTCGAGGACTCAGGTGACCTGTTCTGAGGAGTGTACATGCTGAGATTGAGTTTTGGAGCGAACGGTGAATTTTTCATTGAAAGTTCAGACGAGTTGTCAAATGGAGACATTGACACGGTCGAGGAACTTTACAAGAGGATAATGACTGCTAGACAGGAATGCATAATACTTGCGCAGGCGAACCAGCATACGGAGGATGATTGATGGCAGGCGAGACCGAGAAGGTCGACATAAGCGTGGAGTCAAGAATCCTAGGCGAGCTGATAACTTCAGGTGAACTGCTCGGAAAGATACGCACAATCGTGGACCCGACATTGTTCGAGTCGCCGATAAGTCGTGTCGTAGGACAGTGGGTGCTTGATTACTATGACAGGATGCAGGATGCTCCAGGCAAGGCAATATCCGACATATTCATAGCACGAGGAAGCGAGCTGAATGACGCGGACAGGGAACTTGTTCATGCGTTCTTGAAGAACTGCTCGGCATCATGGAAGCCCACGAACATCAAGTACGCAGAGGACGTGGCGTCAAGGTTCTTTCAGCAAAGGTCATTGGACAGGCTGAGCGACAGCCTGAAGTCGAAGGCAGGCTCCGGGAACATAGACGCGGCACAGCGGTTGATTGCTGAGTATGTCAAGCCGGAAGTTGTCCATTCACGTTCAATAAGCCTACTTAACGGGACGAAGCACATCCAGCATGCGTTCCAGAACGAGGACGAGGAACTGTTTGCACTTCGTGGTGGGATGAACAGGCTTGTCGGCGGTCCGCTGTGTCGAGGAGAGCTGGTTGCATTCCTTGCCCCTCCAAAGTCAGGAAAGACATGGTGGATGATTGACACCGCAATAGTGGCATTGACCAGGGGTCAGAAGGTCCTGTTCGTCAGCCTTGAAATGACAGAGGACCAGATGATTCGCAGGTTCTGGGAGTCGCTGTCCGGTTGTTCGAGGTTCGGAGGAACTGTTGAAGGCTCAGCATTCGAGGATGCAGGAAACGGAAAGTACAACCTCGTGCTTGGCGAGCGTATGACGACAAGGGTGGACCTTACAGACGAAGGAATACAGAGGATTCAGTCACGCTACCTTGCATTGAACGATGACAACCTCAAGTTCAGGTGCTATCCGACAGGAACGTTGACATTGCAGAAGCTGCAGTCCGAGCTGAAGGTAATCGAGGTGTTCGAGCACTTCATACCTGACGTCATAGTGATAGACTACGCTGACATCATGGCGTTGCCTCCAGGAAAGGAAAAACGACATCAGCTGGACTCGTTGTGGATGGGACTCAAGGGAATATCCAACGAGCGCAACATACTTGTCGTAACTGCAAGCCAGACAGGTCGTGAGACAGTCGGCGGAAAGCGTGATGCGGACGAGTCCAACATCGCTGAGGCAGTGAGCAAGGTGAACCATGTGAACAGGATGATAACAATCAACCGAAGCAAGAAGGACAAGCAGATGTGCATATATCGCATGTCCTGTCAGACGATGCGTGACGGCAAGGAATGCTTTGACCAGCTTGTCGTATCCAACTGCCTTGAAATTGGCAGGCCTTGGATGGACGACCGCTTCATGTCGCAGGTGAACTTCCCGAACGACAACGATTCCGATGACTGATTTTGCTATAATGCACTAGGAGAGGTGAATGGCGCATAAGGTATACATAGGAATAGACAACGGCACGACAGGGACAATAGGAATCGTAGGTGAAGTAGTGCATCCGACCATATTGTTGACTCCTGTTCGGGTTGAGCAGTCATACACCAAGAAGAAGCAGAATATGACGCGCATTGACCATTTCGAATTGAAGAAATGGCTTATTGCATTTATGGAAGGCCATGATATGTCTGAAGGAATGGTTATCATGGAACGACCGATGACGAATTCTATGTTCGGTGGTGCCGTAATATCATCTGCCAGGGCATTTGAGTCCACAAGGATAATTGTAGAACAGCTCCAGCTTCCTCATATATTCGTGGACAGCCGACAATGGCAGAAGGTAATGCTTCCGGCTGGTACGAAGGGCTCGGCTGAACTAAAGAAGGCTAGTATGGACATCGGGCTTCGGTTATTTCCGGACCAGGAGGCTGTCATACGAAAGCATAAGGACGCTGACGGGCTTCTCATAGCTGAGTGGGCCAGGAGGGAAGGACTATGATTTCGAGTACAAAGTTTTCAACGGATTTTGACAAGATGCTGATTGAAGATACGGTGGAAACGCTTCGAAAACTTGACCTCGCTGGAAAGGCATTGGTTGGGGAGGTATTCATTCGAGGAATGCTGTTCGGAATGTATCATACGGAGGCTTCAAGTGCCAAGCATTGACTTAGGAATCGGCAGGGATGTGCATGTAGAGTTGCCTTTGGACTTGCAGCTACAGGACTACAAGCCTGGCCACAAGATGGCTGCGGAGTTTGAACGCAGGTTCATTCAATTTGCAATAGACAACAAGGCGGCTGTTATATATGAGGTTCGTGTATCAAAACACGCTGATGACTGCACATGGACACTAGAGACATTCCTATTTGCTGACAAGGAAGATGCCTTGAAGCTGGCAAAGGAGCATGGCGTGCATGTGTTCGAGTACGACTTGCGTAACAATGCAAGGATGCCGGCCAATGAGTTCTATGACCTGATGTCAAGAAGTGCGAATGTGGAACTTGCAATGCAGTGGCATAGAGTCATCAATCAAAAGACAATACGCCTGTCATTGAAGCGCAAATGGTTTGAAATGATTGCCTCCGGCGAGAAAAAGGAAGAATATAGGGAAATAAAGGCAAAGTATTTTGATGCGTTCTGCGAGCAGCTTTCGGTAAGTGAGCCGAACCATTCAAACGACTTCGATGTAGGCTTCCATCTGAACTGGCCTGAGACGTATGACAAGGTCGTGTTCACGCTTGGCTATCCGAAGTTGGACGACAACACAAGACGGCTTGAATTCAAGAACCCAAGAGTTCGTATTGACTACGGAAAGCCTGAATGGGGAGCGATTCCTGGAAGGAAGTATTTCGTAATTACATGGGATGAACATTAACAATAAGGAGGTAGGTATGCCCTGCGGTGGTAAAAAGACCGGCGGAAAGAAACCGCCGAAGAAGTAACGGACAGCCCGGCTAGTTCAACAGGACAGAACACGTCCCTCCTAAGGATGAACTCCGCGTTCGAGTCGCGGGCCGGGTATTACAAATTTGCTATAATTAAGTGTTAGGACAGGCATTTAGGAGGCCAAGGTGACTGATGAGCAGGTATACAGGGCGGCAGTGCGGAACGACCGCAAGGGAACGATAACATACTATCGAGGGGCATTGCCTACATTGCTCAAGCTGCTTCAGAAGAGTCACGACGGCATAATGGAGATAGCACCTGACGAGATGGTGTTCCTTGTTCCGGCAACCCATCATCTGCCATGGGAGATTCCGGATGAACTGAAGACTGACAGCAACCTTTTGACTGAAGGGGATGAAAAATGATAACAGACTATCACATACAGATTATCGTAGGCAAGATTAACAAGTTGATTGAGGTTCAGTCGGAAATACTTTCCAGACTTACGAACATCGCCGAACGTACCGAGGAACTTGAACAACTCAAACAAACAATGGAGACAATCATGGAACAAGAACAGAAAACGGTTCCAGAGACGCCACAGAGCGTCACAATCACTGAATCCGGTGAGCCTAAGGTAAGTACCACCAAAGAAAATGAGGCGTCCAAAACGAAGGATTCGGCCAAGAAGTTCAACAAGACTCAGGCCTTCAAGGACTACAAGGCTGCCGGTGGCGAACTTTCGTGGAACAAGTGGAAGGCAGCCGGGATGCCGTTGGTTCCATGATAGAGTTCAAACGCAATTCCCTGCCTAGGAGATGCCCCAGATGCAAAAGGGTGTTCTGGGTCGCCCCCAACAACACGGGATATGCACAACCTTGCCTTTTTTGCAACGTACAGCTGGAGGACATACAGAATGTCAAAGGATGAGAGATTCAATTGTGACAAGTGTGGCCTTTGCTGCAGGTGTCTTGCAAACAACCCGAACATAAAGGGCATGGTGCTAGAGAAGTGGGACCGTGGCGACGGAGTCTGCAAGCATTTGACAAAGGACAACCTTTGCGACATGTATGACAGGCGTCCTGACATCTGCAATGTCGACAGGCTCTATCATCAACTGTACAAGGACAGCATGACATTGGACGAGTATCACGAGATGCAGCGAAATGCATGCGAGGTAATTAAGAAGACATTTGCCGCTCGAAACAAGGAGAGGTTCGGGCTGTGAATTCCGATGAGGGGACAGTGCCGACCCGCCTGAAGGGAGGCTGACAGCTGGCCAAACGGCCTGACAGTCCGGTAGATGCCGGAGGCAGCGGGAGCCATAGAACGTAACGGATGCAGCGATGTGAGTGGCGCATTCCGGCGGCAACAGAATCGACCAAACATGGATTCCTTTTTCTCGTTGTTGAGGAGTTCCAGGAGAGGTCTCCGCGGGCTGAGCGGGTTCGAATCCCGTCTGCATTCCTAACCATACAAGGAGAGAAAAAATGGAACCATACAAACTTTCGGACTATGCAAATGACATACTGGCACGATTCAAATGCCAGACGCCTTCGACCGGTGACGTAGACAGGCTCACTGACATGCTGAAGGACGTACTTGTGAATGAATTTGGCGTGTCCTATGGAAATATTGTCTGAATTCACAGACTTGGCTGAACGACATGGTTTTGCTATAATTGAAGTGTAGTTCAACAATCAACAAAAGGAAGCAGTATGATTGAAGTAAAGAAGGAACATCTGGCACTTGACCGTGCCCATCTTGAACAGGCCATCCTGAACCAGGCGTCATGGTTCGACCTGTACGCGTCTGAATGCGCAAGGCAGCAGTCCAAGGTGGACCGCCTGAAGAACCAGCTTGAGTACGTGTCGGCTGAGAAGAAGATTGCAATCAGGGCAAATGCGGCGGCAAGCGGAGGCAAGGCACCTACGCAGGACCAGGTCGACTGCCAGCTCATCGTTGACCCTGACATAAAGCTGTTGAAGGACAGTCTGCTTGAGGAGGAGGAATACCTCGGCCAGTTGAAGGCAGCAGTGGAGGCAATGCGCCACAAACGCGACAGCATCGAGAACGAACGGGCACTTGTGCTGTCCAAGTTCACGATGGACGGTGACGTCAGCCCTGAAATCAGGGAGCAGGCTCGCCTTGATGCAATTGAAAAGGCCACGCAGGAAAGCATGCGACGCTAGAATTCAAGTTTTGCTATAATACATTGTTGGCGGTAGCATAATGGATAATGCATCCACTCGCAAGTGGCAAAGCGCAACATATTGGTTCGAATCCAATTCGCCAACAATTTTTAACCTAAAACAATAACCTAGACAAGGAGCCTAGTATGGGATTCAATAGAAACAACCTAAACCTCGGAAACCAGTTCGCTCATGCCGCGGCAGTCAGTCGTGGCGAGGAGCGTGAAAACAGCAGCAGTTCACGAGCCTACTACAAGGTTCCGTCCGGAATGAGCCGGCACAAGTGGACTGAGAAGGAGGAACGGTTCAACATCCTACTGGCAAAGAATAACGCGACTGACCCGGATGACACCGGCTACAAGTTCTACAAGTCCGTGCAGGTGCATGACCTGCCGAACATGCAGGACCCGAAGCATCCGCATCAGTACCCGTGCCTCCATATCATCGGAAAGCCTTGTCCTGTATGCGACCGCAAGGAGCAGCTCGACGACGGCAGCAAGGGAGGCGAGAATTGGGACCGCATCAAGCCCTACATCCCGAAGGACCGCGTGCTGTACTACATGAACCCTGAGGGCACTGACAAGATTCTGGTGCATGAATGCGCAGCCAGGCAGAAGGGCGAGGCCGCGTTTCCACAGCGTCTCATGGCGCAGGCGACCGCAATGAGTGAGGGGTCCACCCCGATACCTTTTGCAAGCCCCAACGAGGAAGGCCGCATCGTCAAGGTCAACACCGCGAAGGACACTTTCAACGGGCAGGAATACTACAACGCCAGCGCAGTGAACTTCTTCCAGCGAAAGGAACTTCCTTCGGATGAACTCTACGACCGCTGTCTTCCCTGGAATGAATTGCTGAACTTCGGTACCTACGAGGAGATGCAGCGTGTTATGGACGGAGGAGAGCCTGATGCATACCAGACTTCTCCTCAACAGCAGACAGCACCGGTGCATACGGAGGAACAGAAGCAGGCCGAATTTGAACGTGCAGTCGAGCAGTCTGTTCCTCAGCAGCCTTCCAACGGATTCCAGAGGACGCAGGCTCCGGCAGGCTTCCAGACAAGTCCTGCAAATGCACCATTGAGTGAGGCTGACTTCCAGCGTGACCCGTACTCTGCACCGAACCGCAGCTTCCCGTCCGAGCAGCCGGCACAGCAGTCTAGTGGGTGTCCTGCAGGACTGAAGTTCGGAATGGACTTCGAGACAAGCCGAAAGTGCTGCAACTGCAACGCATACGAGGCATGCCGCAACGCAAGGCGTGGAAACAACTAGGAACCAGCATGAGCACCTGTCCTTCGTGGGCGGGTGCCATTTTTTTCATGGAGGAATCATGAAGGACAAGAACATCGAGAAGGCAATGACCGAGGACGTAAAGGAGCAGCCGGCCATATACATCAGGACTGGTTGCGACCTGCTGGACATACTGCTCGGAGGCAAGAAGGACGTATTCGGCATCCAGGCGGGAACAATACTTGGCGTGTGGGGAGATTCGGGGAGCGGAAAGTCGTTCATCGTCAATGAGATAATTGCAGCGAACCACTACCGCAACCCTGAGAAGTTCAAGTGGCTGGACAGCGACTCCGAGAACGGCAACAAGTTTGACTGCCAAAAGCTGTACGGCATGGAGATGACAAGCGAGGGTCACACCATACACGGGTTCGTCAAGGGAGACAGGGGAGCCATGAAGCCTGTGGATGTCACATTCCACAGGAACACCACTGTTCAGGAGATGGACGCAAGCCTGAGCCTGTTCCTCTCCTCGTTGAAGGAAGGCGAGTATGCCATATATGCGCAGGACTCATTGGATGCAATCAAGGATGCAGGCGACGAGGAGGCCATGCAGGAACGAGTGTCCAAGATGGTCGCCGGAAAGGAGGTCGTGGACAAGGGCAGCTACAAGCTGGGCAAGCAGAAGTTCCTGTCAGGGTTCTTTGCTGACCACGTGAATGACCTAGGGTTGAAGAACTGCCTATTGCTGATTACGTCCCAGTACAGGGCGAAGATTGGCGGTATGATACCTGGACAGAAGACGGTGTCAGGAGGCACTGCACTCAAATACTATTGTCACACGATTCTGGACCTTGCCGTAGTGCGCAAGATTGAGGTGCAGGGAAGGTGGATTGGTTCAGTTGTACGTGCCAGGACCAGGAACAAGAGCCGAACGGAGCGTCCTGGACGTGAAATATATTATACGGTATATTTTACCAGGGGCATAGACAACGTCGGCTCAAATATCGACTACCTCTATTCCCTTCGTGATTCCGACGGCAAGCTGGTCAGCGAGGAAGTCAGCTGGGGAGGAAGGATGCCGACCTTGGATACGGTGCGTCCGTGGCTGGAGCAAGGCCGAATGGATGCCTACAAGGAGTTCGCGTACAAGGTCATAGGACGCAGGACAGTGAACCTCGACGTGGTGTACCAGTGGGCAAAGCAGGGAATTCCTGAACGGGGAATCGAGCCTGCCTGCCCGGATGACTACGACAAGGAGTTTGGCCGGAAGATGACAAGGGATGAACTTCGCGACCTGTGCGGAAGAGACGTGAACGAACGCAGGAAGCTGAGGCAGCTTGTCATTGACAAGTGGGAGGAGGCTGAGGCTGCGGCATCCGCGGCAGTAGGGTTCCAAAAGACATTCGACAACTTCGACTAGGTGCCGTAGGTCCTGTCAATTTGCAGGGAGTGAACTTCTTCATGGAGTCACTCCCTTTATTGTAAGCAAAAAATAACAACTATTTTCACCAACATCGATACCATTGTAGCAAAAATTTGCTATATTTGTACTATCAAAACATTCAACAATCAACAACGAGGTACATCATGAGCACACCATGCATTATTACACGAAAGGAAAATCCTACACTTGGAATCTACATCCATTGGGACGGGGATGACAGGCAGATGGTTCAGGACATTGTGAATATAGCCAAGTCACATAATGCCAGAAACGTTAACTCCGATGAGGACTACGGAATTGCACGGCTCGCCTGTGCATGCGAAGAGTATTTCAAGAATGAGGCAACTGGATTTGGTGTATGCATTCCTGACAGAATTGGCTACGACTATCATTGGGTCATCAATGAGGACTGGACTGTGGAGGAGGCATAGCCATGAAACTTTCAAACATATTCGCCAAGAGGTTGGCCGACTGGAACTCCGAGGTTGAGGCCATCGAGAATGGAAAGGAATGCACCAGCTACCACAAGACAGTGACCTACGCAAGTGCAGCGTTTTATTCTGAACTCTACAAGGCAGCGGAAGCGAGGGGGATGTAGCCATGATGGAGAAGGGAAGGACATATTACGAGCGCAAGGTATTCTCGAGGGCTGAAGGAATTCTTGACTCCTGCATGGTCTCAAGGAAACGATATGCCTGGATGACCGAGGCAGGCCTTCGGCGACTTGTATTCATCACGGTGAAGGAAACGCCTGAGGATAACGTCGGGAAGGCAGTGGAGTTCATGAACAGGGCGTTTCGAAGGGCCAGGTGCCGATACAGCGTCTTCAAGCTGCAAGGCCCTCATTTCGGCTGCCATGTGATATATATCGACATACCTTTCAAGGAGGCTGACGTATGAAGAGATGCTTAATTTGCGGCAAGTCATTCAAGGGCTACGGCAACAACCCTGAGCCTGTACAGAGATGGTTCAAGGGAGCCTGCTGCGATGAATGCAACATGACGGTAGTAATGCCTGCAAGATTGGCAAATGCTTCAGACAAGGAAATGAAGAAGGAGGACCGGTGATGGAATTCAATGAATACAGACCGAACGGCAGCTGGATGAAGTACCGCAGACGCAAGGAAATGCTCGACAAGGCAAGGACATCCATCTACCTGGCTGTCGTCATAGTGGCCTACTGTATCGTAGGCGCACTTGAGGTAGGAATCTAGTTCAACAATCAACAACGAGGTACAGATATGAAGTCGCAAAACGCAATGATTAAGGAATACCTGGAAGCAGGCCACAGCATCACGCCAATAGATGCCCTGAACATGTTCGGCTGCTTCAGGCTGGGGGCCAGGATAGCTGACCTCAAGAAGCAGGGCATGGACATCAGGACGGAAATTGTCCACGACAACGCCAACGGAAAGCACTGGGCGAAATACTATCTTGCAGTGCGGCCGGCATTGGACATATCGGCGTCCGGCGAGTTGACATGGTAGTTGTTCATAATCATAATCACAAAGGAGTTGCATATGACACCGAACAAGGCAAAGCTGCTTGACTGGATTAAAAGTCAAATGAAACATGTTGACAGAAATGCCATAATTAGACGAAACGCGGAACTCGCCGAATATCGAGATTGGCAGAAGGCCATGAATTCATATATAGCCGGCCGTAGATACTACAATCCTGAAGTTCATGGACCAATAATTGCCGAAATGTATGGTTCCGATAGACCTTTCTTCAAGAAATGGCGTGATGAAGGTTATCCAAGGCGTCCTCTCAGGGAAAGTGATGAGGATAATCCCAATTCATTGAAGGGCTATATGTACAATGAATACTATCCAATTGATTACATGCAAGATTTGTTGTCATATCCGGAGTCGGGATATATCGTAGGTGTAGGACATGATGAAGCGGCTGCCGATTGGGCTATGACACCCATGCATTGGAGTAAGAAGGAATACGACCGTCGCATGAAGGCCCTTGACGACTGGTACGAAATGAACTACCTGGACCCCATGGACCTGCAGTAATCTGATGGCCGATGCAAGTCACCTGTTCCTCGTTGCATACGAGACAGCTTTCGGGACGGAGTACAGGCTGTTCCAGACTGAGTCCAATGCAACGAGGTTTGCAGTCTCCCTAGGGAAACGCAAGTGGGCAATAAGGCTCCTCAAGGTGGAGGACTGATGGTTTAACGCAAAGACGCATAGGACGTCTTGAACACGTCAGCCCAGTACTAAATCTTATTCATCTGCAAAACAAGCAGGAGATGTAAGCAAATGCCATACAGTACCGACTATGACTACGATATGGGTAACTACATAGCCCGTCAGAGCACAATTCCGAATAGGATGGCAGATGACAGATACAATGAGGAATTGCTCAAGTGGCAACGTCAGGACGATTTGAATCGTGGTTATCTTTCCGATGATGACAAGGAACGGTTCATTGATGCATTCAGTACCGGCAACTATGACGATGTCATACCGGAAGGCGATTTGTTTACAAGACGGCGTTATGATGACGCACGTGACTACATAGACAGGATTTCGTATTATTATGGAATTCCTCGCGATGAAGTTGCGAAGCGGTATGTGAACGAAATGAATTCCGAAAACAGTCGTATGAGGCATTCAATTGAGCCTTTTGGCCCTTCAACACGGCAGAGTTTCGCCAGTAGGCTGATATGGGGTGACGATGACCCTGAGGATGAGCTGGCTGATGAACAGACGCTGGGTGAAGGCGCAGCCGATATTGGTTGGGGATTCACGCCATTCTGGGGACTTACGTACGGACGCGAGCTTGAAAAGAAGTGGAAACGTGGATATAAGCCTGGATTGGTAGAGGCTGCAATGCTTGGCCTTCCTTTTGCGGCAAAACCTGTATACAGGGCCGGAAAGGCGTTCACGAATGCATTTAGGAATCGTAGGGCCTATGAACGTGCATTGAGGGCCAATGCATTGCCGATGCCCAAGCCTAATAAGAAAGTATTTACTGGACGCAAATTTGAGGACAAGTATGTGGCTCCAGACATGGAATTTACACCATATGAAGAAGTGAGGTAAACAATGCCGAAGGCGAAGACAATGCTGGACGAACTTGTAAGGGTGCTAAAGGCTCGTAGCAATGCAGTGGAAAGGGCTGACCGTAGGCTCAACAAGTTCTCCAGAAGTTTAACGAAACCAAAGTTCGTGTCAGATGCATACTATCAGGCACGAGACCTGGAACGAGACCTTGGCGACCGGGCTATAATGGAGTATGATAGGATAATGAGAAGTCATCCGAGCGAATGTGAGATGCGCAAGGCGTGGGACATGCTACCGGATGAACTCATACGCGAACACGACTATTTTGACAGATAGCGACGCCATCATTTCCTTGATGGACCAGCCCTCCCTTGTAGCCAGGGGAGGGCATATTTATTCATTTGCAAACCGAGGTGGAATATGCCTAACTTACTTGACGATGCAATACAGGTGGCAAACGACGCATACATGGGGAGGCCGGAACCTAGTCCTTCCGAAATGAAGCGTGCGGCCCAGCTTGTACAGCGTGTCATCACTGGAAAGGCCACCAACACGGACAGGGTGGCCCTCAGGGGAATACTCGCCAGGCTTGGCACGTCCGAGCAGCAGGTGATTGCAGCCCTTCAGGAAGAGTCAATCGGCTAGTCCATCGCGGTCCTGGCAGTCGGCGCCATCAAGTCCGGAGGAGAGAACAATGACCGCGTTGGAATACGTCAACAAGATTACCGCCAACGGCACCAAGATACAGATGCCTGGCGACAAGGTGAGCCAGCTAAACAACCATACCGGTGACCGGAATGCATGGACAAATGTTGTGTGCTACGTCAGCGAGTCCGTGCCTGAAGACAAGCGCATAGGACAGCTGGTCGAACGCATAACGCTCACTGCCCTCAACTCGTCCTCGCCATACCAGTTCTACAAGCACGTCGTGGCCATACTGCCCAAGCAGGTGCAGGACGGCGAGTACGACAGCGAGGGTTGGACGGCATTGCTGGCTGAGATTACACTCGAAATATCGAACTACCTTTCAAGGATTGCAATAACCGAGCGCAACTTCAAGGGGAGTTCCACAATGCTGGCCATACTGCAGGCCAGGATGGAGACGTGGCAGAAGAAGGCCACGATTGCCGCCGAGAAGAACGAGGAAGGCGGAATCAACCTCACAGTGCAGATAGCCTAGGGGTTGTATGCGCAACCTCAATGTCGTACTCAAGCCGGAGCCGTATCAGCGGTCCTTCTTTACACAGAGGGAACGCATGTCCGGCATGTATTGCGGACGAGGCACCGGAAAGTCCTGGGTGATGCACGGGAAGGGCTCGCTTGCGCTGGCAAACGGCGAGAATGTACTCTACTTGACTCCCACCAACTCCTTGCTGCGCAAGCAGATGATGCCACGAATATGCGCCAACCTGAGGTCATGGGGCCTGGAGCCGACATGGAACAAGGCCGACGAGAGCATAACAGTCGCTGGCAGTCCTGGAATACTGTGGGGAGCCTCATACCTGAACTATGACGAGGTATGCCGCGGCATTGACGGAATATCCACTGTATGCTATGACGAGCTGGCCAAGTGCGAGGACATAGAGGAGCTGTTCGCGGCAGTTGTGCCGACCATGCGTGGTGCGAAGTTCCCGCCTCAGCAGATATTTGCATCAACCCCGCGCAAGGGAAGCCAGTGTGACCGCATGGTGCTGAAGGGCGAGCTGGGGAGGGTGGTCACCGGTGCCACAATAGACGACAACACCCACGTCACGGCCGAGGAACGAGCCAACATGAAGGAGTGGCTCAAGGGCGACCTGTTCGACCAGGAAATCCTCGGAAAGATACTTGCCGGTGACGTCGAGTGCGCCGTGTTCCCGAAGGAGTGCTTCGGGAGGATATGGCTGCCGCCCAGGGGCACACCCAGCATGGGCATTGACTGCGCAGGGTATGGCCGTGACTGCAACGTGTTCTACGTTATTGACGACGTGCACATACTCGAGAAGCACAAGGTTGAGGTGGCCGACACGTTCGAGATGAACAACATCGCCCGTCGGCTAATATCAAAGCATGGAATACGCCAGGTGTCAATAGACGGCACCGGCGGCTATGGACAGGGGATATACGACATGTTGAAGATTGACCCGCAGCTTGACGTCCACTTCGTGAACTTCGGAGGGGCAGCGGAGGAGAACAACAAGTTCGCCAACGCCAGGGCTGAGATGTACTTCAGGCTGGCCGATGGGATGCGCAGGGAGTTCAGGCTGGACGACGCCGAGACCGAGGAGGAGCTGCGCATACTTTCATCCGAGACCACAACGTCAGGAAAGGCATTGCTGATTCCAAAGGAGACCATCAAGAAAGTGCTTGGTAGGTCGCCGGACTCCGCTGACGCACTCGCACTTGCATACTACTGGCGCAAGAAGCTGTCCACCATCAATGTGGCCAACAACTCACTGTACGACGGTGGAAGGCGCATGTTTGGCTGATGGATGCATCCTGGAGCCGTCAGTGCAGTTTGAGGTATAGTTCATAGGCAACGACGTTTCAGGCGTCCTGGACTTATTCATTTGCTGTCATGATTAACATAAGCGAGATTACGAACGACTTGAAGCTGGTGGTGGCTGCCATTCGCGGAAAGTGGGAACGTAGGGCCTTGAATCCTACATCCTCAGGTGCAAACGACGGCTGTACCTGGGTGATGATGGGCCAGGTCGTATTTGTCGAGGGAGACCGAGCACGGTTCCCGTACAACGACCTGGTAATGGAGTGGCATGACAACGGAACAGGCCACTGGGGCATACTTGAGGCAAAGAGGCAAGGCACTCGCTAGTTATTCATTGTAAAACTTTTGCAAGAGGAGCATAACATGGAAGACTTGATGGACCTTATCGGTCAACTTCAGGAACGCTACGGCATCGACCAGGCTGACATCGACACGCTGGTGGATGCCATCAACCAGACATTCATGGGAGGCGAGGAAGTCGGCGAGGAAATGGCTGACCAGTCCGTGCCTGAGATGGAATACGAGGACATTGAAGGAGAAGAGGAATATGCCTAAGCCGAACAAGACAATGCTCGACCAGCTTGCCTCCATGATGAAGGCATACGGCGGCAAGAAGCCTGCAATAATTCAGGAGACAGCCTGGCAAGACCCGCTGTCCGGAAGCATAGTCGGCCGCAAGGTGACGTCATTGACTCCGAACCGCCAGATGTATCAGGAAGGTATCGATGCAAGGCTGTTCCCGAAGATGCGCAAGGCTGATGAACTCGTGAGCGACAGGTACGATGACATGGACCTCATCAAGGACGAATGGACCGCCACAATTGACGAGGCCAAGGAATCTATGAGGGAGGATTGGGAAAGCGGTCTTGACTACCAGGAATTCGATAATGTCGACCCAAACTACCTTGAAGTTGATGCCCCGGCTACCGACTTGCGTGAATACTGGCCATACGACAGGAGGACTCCGGAAGAGATTTATGATGACTACGACGCTGCACAGGATGCATACTACGCCGCAAAGGATGAGCAGCGTAGGCTTCGTAGCCCTCAGGCACGAATGTTGGAACAGACGATGACGCCTCGTTATCGCAACTACCAGCGTGCAATGATGCAGCGTGCTGAGAACGCCAGGCTTGGTCGTCTGAACGCTGCCATCATGAATTTGGCACGTCAGGGCTACAGCCTGCCCGAAATCCGTGAAATACTCAAAAACCAGAGGATACGATAATGCCTAGGATTCCTAATCCTGTACTTGAACGTGCAATCATGCGTCAGCGAGCACAGATGGCTGCTGACAGGGCAATCTACATGAGGCGACGCAGAAATGAAATCATGAATCGCTTCCGTCCTTCCGATGATGAGATTGACGAAATCATCAGGATGGAGGACATCGAACGCCGCAATCAAAGAATTCCGCATTATTCTCCGGATGATGCACGTAGGGGTGGCTATGAACAGCCTCTCCCGTACTACCCTGGCCGTGATGCAGCCCCCAGACAGAGGACATTGGAATATGACTTTGATAGGGATTATGACCCGTATGGATACGAGGAGTTGCTGTAAGCGTTAAAAACTTCCTTAAGAGATATGGTTGAGTGAAGCCCTTCTGCAGAAATGCAGGAGGGTTTTTATTCATAACCAAACACAAACCGCAGCAGTACGCGTGAGATACTGTAGGAGAGATGAAGATGGCACAACAGACACAGATGCCCGCAAACGACCTGGACTCCATACTCGAGTCCGAACTTGGAACCCCTGAACCGGCAGCCGAGCCTAATTCCGAAGGCCCAGCAACCGGCAGCGAGGAACCAGCCGAGACCCCGGCCACTGGGGAACCCGGTGAAGGTGTTGAAGTGGTTACGCCTGAAGGCAAACCGGCAGCGGCTTCGGAAACCGCAGCTGCAGAACCCCAGGGTGGTCAAAACAGAAGGCCCTACAGTCGGCTCGAGAAGGCAGAGTTCAGCGCCACGAAATGGAAGAGGCGTGCCCGCAAGTTGGCAGAAGAGAAGACAAAGCTGCAGGAAGAGTTCGACCGATACAAGGACCTCAACCCGGCTGCATTCCGCAATCCAGAGGAACGCATGCAGTTCATGGCATGGAAGGCCAGCGCGGCCCAACGCCTGAACGACATGAACCAGGACCTCGACGACATTGCGCAGACAGAGGCCGAGGACGCATACGAGGAAAAGATAAGCAACTGCTATTCGAGGCCGGAAAGCGTGGAAGGGTACAGGCAACTGGACGACCACTACTCCAAGGCATTCGAGTACATGTGCCGCAGGGTGGACCCCGATGGAATCATCATGGACTACCTGAAGGATTCCCCGTATGAACCGGCGATGAGGAACGTGATATACAAGAACGGGGACCTCCAGGAGGAACTGTTCCGTGAATACCGCAACCCGACAATAGGGAACGCGAAACGGCAGCAGATTCTTCAACGACTCGAGGCCAACGTCGCTGCATACTATTCCCGCCAGTCCAAGCCGAGCCAGCCGGCAGCTCAACCTGCACAGCCTGCCAACGGGACGGAACCCGTGAAGCCTGCAAAGGAAGGAGCTGAAAGGAAGCCTAGGTTCCAGCTGCCTCCTAGGAAGGAAGTTCCTCCTGCGAAGGAAACCAGAAACCAGGCTCCCGCACCACAAGTAACCGGGACCTTGACCCGCGGCAACGCAGGTGGTTCCGAACCAGACACTTCAGCGCAGGCCGACGGACTGTTCAAGCAACTGTTCGGGGCAGGCGCGTAAAACAGGAAAATGAATCATGTCAAATTCTACCATCCAAAACAAGAAGGTCATCAGCCTTGCACTCGGTGCTGTCGTTGATGGCGCATATCTGTACGCTGGCGCCGACCGTGGCATTGCCTCTGAAATCCAGGGCAAGGGCAACGGCGAGACCATCTACTACAAGACCACAAACCTCGGACAGGCCTCCATCGCGAAGGTCACTGCGAACTCCGCCAACACCCTGTCCGCACAGAACATCACCCAGCGTCAGGTGCCTGTCACCTTGAAGGACGCAGGCGTGATGTACAACATCCTTGCCCTTGACAAGCAGATTACTACCATCGGCCAGGATGCAACCAACGCCCGCATCGGTCAGAAGCTGGCCAAGAAGGGCATCAAGGCCACAATCCTCGAAGACGTCTCCTCTGTCGGTAACGTGTTCGTGGCTGACGGCACCACCGGCTTCCAGACCTTCCAGAAGGCCGTGGGCTTCCTCAAGTCCCACGTCGAAGGTACTCTGTACGGCTTCATGGACTGGAACGTATGGGGCGACCTCACCGGAAAGGGCCAGCAGGCCGTGCCTTGCGCACTCGCCGCTCCCCGCTTCGGCATGAACCTCGTGGGTGCCTGGACCCTCATCGACCAGCTCCGTGTCATTCCGGACATCCCGCAGTTGGATGCCGTTGACATGAGCAAGTTCCTCTTCAGCGTTGCCTCCGGTGACGTGGTGACCCTTGCTGCTGACACCGGCGCCACCTCTACGGTTTGGAAGGCCGGACTCCCCATCAAGGTCGCTGGCATCAAGTCCAACGACGTGAACGACGAGGAAACCGCTGTTGCCTACGCCATCGTGCCCAACGTCGACCTGACCATCACGGTTGCTGATAGTGCAATCACCAAGATTGAGGCCGGCACCGACACGACTGACGTGAAGGCCAACCTGGCTTCCTTCCTCAACCTCAACCGCACGGATGCGTCCTTCGCTGCCACCATCTCCGGTGCTTCGATTACCAACGTGCTGACTGCCGGAAAGACCTACGCCGGTACAATCGTCCGTGCCCAGGATGCCCAGGCATTCGGTACGGTGACGGACTGCCCCTGCGAAGGTGCCAAGTACGAGAAGTCCTCCCTGGACGGCATCACTGTTCATGCCAACAAGGGCCAGGACATCCCGAACCTCTCCACCGATGCCCGCTATGACATCATCTTCGCCTCGAAGCTGGTGGAACCGCGTGCTGCCGTGGTAGTCTGGTACGAAATCGGCTAGTTTTGGAGAACTCTCCAAACAGGCTCCGGTCGAAAGGCCGGGGCTTTTTTTGTTTTTGCTATAATATCGTGCAGGCATAGCTCAATTGGACAGAGCAGCCCCGTGCAGGGGTGAAGCGCATATCCAGGTTCGAATCCTGGTGCCTGTCATAATACTCTTTGTTGACAAGGAATGATGCATGAAGAATCCTAAAAGGAAATATGCTGATTACGGCAACAAGCTGTTGAGGTCAGCAAGACAGCCTGGCAAGTCCACGATGCGTATGATGCAGTTTTTGAACTGGCTCAGCTACTTGGACAGGCCTGAGGAATTCAAGCCGTTGGAATTCAAAATGGAGTTGATGAAGGTATGAGCAAGTTGATTGTATTCAGAGGGCTTCCTGGAGCAGGCAAGTCCACGATGGCAAGGAGAATGCAGAGGCATTACATAGACACAGGCCTTACGACGGCACTCTACGAGGCCGACATGTACTTCACTGACAAGGACGGAAACTACAAGTTTGACGGAAGGTTGCTGCTTGGAATGAATACGTCGGCATGAGTCCAGAGGAAAGAAAGTTTTGGGCAAATCGTGGTAAACTTGAAGACGCTATGATGGACTATAAACTTGATATGGACCCATCTTGGTATACAAAGAACTATGAAAATTTCACGTATCTCCCATCAAGGCCAACGCCCGATTACAGTTCAGCAACGCAGCGTTCTATAAACATTCATGGCTATCCGTCTTATGATGATTTTGATGAATTCCCTGACGAATTGTCAAATGCACCTTGGAGGAGGTAACAAATCATGCCGTTAAGCAAACAAGCAAAAGCACTCTATGAAGCAGCCCTTCGCAGGAAGGGCCTCTATCCTGGAAAGGCAGTACGCCAGGACCCTCGGACATTCGTTGGACCTATCAGGACAGTTCCTGGTGCAGTTTGTTCTCCTTACTACCATCCGGAGTATCACACCCAGGACGATGTTTTCCAGATGCCCGCTGATACCTACTGGACAGGGAGGGGCAGGCTGCAAGACTTGGAAGATGAACTTCGTGCAGCACGAGATGCTGGCCTGATTGAAAGCAAGAGCCCTGTAAGGCAGTCCTATCGTCGTTACTACAATGACGGGGACGTTCCTAACATGCCAGGTCGCCCTGAAGACATGATTGAAAACTATGGTGACCCGTATGGTTACAAGTATATGGTGCCCCACTATCGTAAGAAGTATGATAACAGGATGAACCCTTATTACGAGTTCGTTGCTGACCGTCCACGTCTTACACGAATGGGTGAACTCGAACTCGAAGCCCGCGCAGACGAGATGGTCGAGAACGAATACAAGGACTACCTTAGGAAAATGTATTCCCGCTGGCCAACCCGTGAGGATGCAATCCGTGAGATTCCGTTCGACCATGCGAGATACCTTGACGAACTCTACCCTGTAAAGTTCTAGAAAACATTCCTATCATTCGAATGGAGTACGAGGGACCCGTCAGAAATGGCGGACCCCTTTATTCATATTGCAAAAATGAGGCCTACGATGGAACTTGATGAAGACTACGGCGTGTATGGCACCGAAACATTCGACGAGGAGGCGTTGCTCAGGAAGGTCAAGAACTTCTTGAAAAGGGCGTCCGACAGGTGGGCAGGGACGATAGACAACCAGCAGACAGCCCTCGAGATTGCCTCCGGAGGATTCTGGGACGTCAACGACAACCGCAAACGCTGGGCGATGATTGACAAGCACGGCAATGAAATCATACCGACCATCCCTTACAACAACGTCGACAGCCAGGTGAATGCAATCGCATCCCCGTTCTCCCGTTCCGGGTTCCACGTCAACGTCATTGACAAGACTGGCGACAACGAAAGGCTCCAGGATGCAATAACCAAGATTGAGTCGAACTCCCAGGCCAAGAACACCTACCAGCGTGCATTCACCCGAGGGGTCAAGTGCGCGGCTGGCTATGTCGTCGTAGGTACCGTCCTGGACAAGGACAACGTCGTGCCGAACCTGGAGTTCATAACGAACCAGGCCATGGTGGCATTCGACCCTGACTGCGTCAAGGCATCCGGGGACGACGCCGAGGAAGGCGCACTCATCAGCTACATCGGGGTACGAAAGGCAAGGAGGCTGTATGGCGAGGACGTGATTCCTCTGGACTACCCCACCGGACAGCCCACGCTGTCGTTCGCTGACATACCGGCATGGGAGAACAAGGTCGACAAGGTTCAGGTCGTCCGCTACTTCTGCAAGGAGTCCGAGGACGTCGTTGACCCTGCAACAGGAATGAAGAGGAAGACCACGTTCGTCAGGATGTACACCGTGTGCGGCAACAAGATGGTTGCCGAGCCGGTCAAGATGACGACCGACATGATTCCGATAGTCCGCTTTGCTGGCTATGAGGCATATGACAGGCAGTACGGCGAGGTGTTCACCGGCTACGTCCAGAAGATGCTTCCAGATATTGAAGAGATGAGCCTGGCCAGGACGATGCAGGGTGTCAGGATGCGCAGGTGCTCCAACGTCAGGATTATTGCAGGCAAGACAGCCACTGAAGGCTGCGAAGGGTATTTCGAGGACTTCGAGAACTCCTCGGCCCTCACCCTGGTGTACAACGACAAGTCCGGGGCCAACCCGCCTGCCATACACACTGACACCTTCGCCACCGAGGACATCAACTCCGTGATGCAGCAGGGCAGGCAGTCCATGCAGGACATATCTGGCGTGAACCTTGCAGGCATCGACACCACGCAGCGCACGGCTTACGAGGTGATGCAGCAGCAGGTGAACTCGGAATCCAATGTGCAGGCCCTGTACCTCCACGCTGAGGAGGCCTGCCACATGCTGGGGCACATCATGCTCGGCATACTCAACAACGGAATCGTGCCTGAGTTCACCCTTGAAGGCGGTCCGGCCGTGATAACCTCCAACATGAAGACCCGTTCCGAGATACAGGCCATAGCCGACATGGTCGCGCCTGAGCACAAGGAACTCTGCGCGATACGGATGGCAAAGACGATAGACAGCCCGGCCGCGAAGGGACTGGAACAGGACCTCAAGGCCAACTGCGGCCTGCAGCTCACCGGAGAGCAGGACATAGGCACTGTCATCAACGCCTGCGAGAAGATGAAGCAGCAGCTGGACCAGACAATGCAGCAGTTGCAGGAAGTCAGCCAGCAGAACCAGGAACTCGAGAAGCAGAACTACGAGCTGAACCTGCAGATGAGCAACATGAAGCGTCAGCAGGACCTGGACCTCCTGAAGTTCCAGGCCCAGATGAACAAGGACGAGGCCCAGCTTGCCGCGGAGAACATGCAGGTCGCCAAGAAGCTGGAGCAGGAGGACGAGAAGCTGGCCATCCAGGCCGCGAAGGACCGGGCCGTGCAGCAGCGCGAGAATGCAAGGTTCTACGTGGACACCCTCAAGAATGCAGGGCGACGCAGATAAACTTTTAAACATAAGGAGAACAGCACAATGGCAATGAGCAAGCAGATGAAGGCATTATACGAGGCAGCACTTCGCAGGAAGGGCCTCAAACCAGGCGAGGCTGTGTGGCAGGACCCCAGGGGGTTTGTTGGTCCGATTGAGACAGTGAAGGACAAGCTGTTGTGGAGGACATATTCAAATCCAAAAACACAATACTATAAAAGTGTATATTATGATGTCGATAGGCCTAAAAATACATATTTCAGAAAAAGTGGTCGTTTACAGGACCTAGAGGATGAATTGCAAGCTGCCATGGATGCCGGAATTTGGGCTCCTAAAAATCGTATTAGAAACCAATATGAGCGTTATTACAACGGCAACGCTGCACCAAGTTGGATTACATCCTGGAAGCCATATCCAACTTACTATGAAGACGGCTATAACAGCTATAGGTATGCTGTAGAACATTATGAACCAAGACATATACCCGGAACGTATGGACTTAAAGATTGGTACAATGTTCGTGAAACTCCGCGTTTGACACGTCTTGGCGAGTTGGAACTTGAGGCTTGGATGGATAAGGTCATTGAGAACGACTATAAAGAATATTTACGTAAAATGTATGAAGGAAAGATTCCAATGCAAAAAGGATATTCTGCCAATGATTTGTCAGAATATCTTGACCGCTGATAGTTTCCATCCATAGACCGCGACGAGGAGGGTCATCCAACAGGGTGGCCCTCCTTTTACGTCCATACACATATACGCGCCGAATGCCATCTAACCCTATTAACTATATGTTCAAGGCAATTCGGCCCTCAAAACGCACGCATCGTAATGCTTTATTCATTATCAACAAGGAAACGACATGAAGTTCAGAGTTTGGTACAACGGCGGAAACTCGGACGGACCGCACAACTGGCGGTACGAACCGGAATACTACCAGGCACTTGTCCCGCAGGACAAGGCCATGAACGACGAGCACATCGCTGAACTCACCACCGAGTGGCTGCTCAGGCACAACCCTCCCGCGAACATACTTGCCAACCCCGGTGCGATGAGGGCCTGGAGGCAGGCAGCCCAGGCCAAGGCAAGGGAGTGGGCGATAAAGCATGAACCGAAACGCTACCTCAACCCGTTGCTGAGGCCGATGAACGGCATCCCGGCTGACAGGTTCATGAGGCGCAACAAGTTCGGCAACACTGCAATCCTGTCATCCAGCTGGGTCGGTGACGCAGGCTTGAATGCAACCGGCTCTGCCGTGACCTTCAACCTCGGCGGAAAGAACTACACGTTCCCGGTGAACGAGATTGGAGGCCTTCAGGGACTCTCCAGGTGCCTGAGTGCACCGTCAATAGGAAGCTACATTGCAAGGAACTGGATTGGCAAGCTGCCTTCCAGTGCAAGGAACAGGGGGAAGTAGATGAACTACAACATCCTGGACGAATTGGAAGATGATTTCAGCCCTCGTTCCGCGGAATTCAGGATTGGCGGGTTGACTGCTGCTGCCCAAAGGCGACTCTTGAAGGATGTTGCAAGGAAGGCAGCCTTTGACAGGGAACTCGGCGGCGGCAGTAAAAACTTTGCGAATATAAAGGACTACGCAGGTGAACTTGAAAACAGGATGAGCGTGATGCCTGAAAAGTTCCAGGATTCCTTCCTGAAGACTGTTTCAAGCCCTGACTATCCGACAACATTCGGATATGGCGATGCAGGGGAGTTCGCACCGGATACGAAGGTCACCAAGATAGGCTATGACCTGAGGCCCTATGCCTACATACATGAAGGCACACATGCACTCATGAATCGACTGAAGAAGGGACGTGACTATGTCCATCCTGCAGGATTTTATACGCCCGCTAAAGTCGTGGCTGCCCCTGATGCATCCGTAGAGAATGACATCGGCGGTGCATTCCACTCCGACTTTTCACCCAGGTTCAAATGGTTGTATGACAGGTATTACCTTCCAGTCGACAAGCCTTCGGACCCTGTGCTGCTTGACTACGTGGTGAAGGAAGTCAACAGGCTGCCAGGTTTTGGCAATATGGGTTTGGATGATGCAAAGCGCACAGTTAGAAACGTACTCGACAATGTTGGGATGGACCCTGACATGCCTGGCCTTGAAAATTTCGGGCATGACCATAGATACCAGTTGGATAACAGCTGGGTTGCAGACCATTTTGCATCGAACCCTGAAAGACACAGCCCTGTAACGAAGGAGGCCGCTCGCCGTGCTGCGTTGTCAATTGAAGGCGCAGCCCACATGGGCGAACTGATGGGCACGCCAAATGCTGAGGAATTCTTGAACAATTTCCCTGCCTACAGGGACAGGTTCCTTGACATTGTCGGTTCTGACAATTCTACGACCCCTGATGACATATTGGAATACAATGAAATTGACGACACGCCGTATGACATTGATGATTGGAGGTACGTGACTACGAGTCGCAAGGGCATGCCGAGAGGTTTTAGGTCAAAGGCGAAGATGATGGACTACGTTGCAGATGAGGCCTACAAGAACGCCAGGAGATTCTACGATGGCGACGACATTGATGTCTACAGGGAACTTATGAGGTTCAACAAGCCCAAGGCATTCTATATTGACAAAGGTGGCAACATGAAACAATCCGATATTCCATTTGAATTCATGGATGACTATTTGGGGAGAAAACGCAGATGAGGGTCAAGGAACTTTTGTTGCAGGCACTCTCGCGTGCAAACCACATAGAGGACGGAACCCCGGCTGACGCCAGGGAGCTGAACAAGGCCAGGAACCACCTGAACTCAGCATTGACAACGTATTCAGACGCGAACCTGGTTACGGCGTTCCAGAAGGTCCTGACGTTGGACGGCCAGGAGGAACTCACGCTTGGCAAGTACAACCTGAAGCGAGGCAAGGTCATGCATGAATGCCAGTCCTCGGTGGACCTGCCTGCACCCGACGCCCTGGTTCCTGGAAAGGACTTCGGGCACGTCTCAGCGGACGACAGCTACTGGTACATTACACCAGAACGCGACTGGATGCAGGCTGAAGGAACGACAGGAAGGGAGCAGCTGGAATCGTTGGGGATATGCGAGTACATACCCGACATCATAGTGCCGGACATCGAACGTGTGACCTCGGCAATGGAACGTCGCAAGGACGAGCATGAACTTCCGTACCACAAGCTGGACTTCGTCCCGCTATCCTCGTTCTACTCCAACATGGCATGGGACATCTACTGCTCGGTGCCGCTCGGCGACAACAAGGTAAAGCTGTACCTGCCGAAGGACCTGGTCGGTCATGACATAAGGCTTGTCTACTATTCCAGCATGAAGCTGGGCAACGATGACTACATAGAGCTGCCGGAGGTGTTCAAGGAACTCCTCACGCTTGCGGTCACTGTGGGACTGCTTTCCGAGGACGCGGACGCCGACCCGACCCAGCTCAACAACTACAAGGTGATGCTCGAGAAGCTGGAAAGCCAGGTCATGTCCAACAACGCGAACACCAGGCGCATAGTGAGGACAGGTGACAGGCACATAAGGCCGCTGTACACCGGCCAGTTCATCTACGGGAGGTTCGTGCCGTGAGTTTCGTATCGAACCTTGTAGGCTTCACACGCAAGAGCATCCTGCCCAAGGTGGGCAAGAGTGACACCTACAACATGTACGTGGAGACGAAGGACTCGAACGAGTACGGGTTCTCGGTCATACTGAGGCCGATGCCTGGATACGAGACGGTCAGTGACTCGATGCTTGGAAGTCCACAGGGAATGTACAGGTGTTCACGTGGGCCTACGAACCTGTTGAATGAAGCGCCTGTCGTGTATGGCGTATGGGGCAAGAAGCTGTACATCATAATCGAGAAGGACGGCGAGGTGAATCCATATTGGATAGCCGACATTGCCGGAACCGAACGATGCACATTCTGCGAGACGACCGGATATGGCAATACGGCTCCCCACCTTGTAGTTTGCGATGGCGTCAATGTATATGCTGTAACTACGACAATGAGTCCAATTGACCAGCAATCGGATTTCAAGCGTATCGAGATGCCTTATGAATTTCCAGCTGAAGACAGTTCGAAAAGGGTCGAACCGTCATGGGTGGCATTCATGTACGGCTACTTGATTGTCGGCGCCAAGGACACGGACATGTTCTATTATTCCGTGCATTATCCGTTCGAGACGTCAAATGACGTAATGGATTTGGCTGAGACTGAGAACAGGGGGCACTATGTATTCTCGGAATGGCAGCCTGACAATACGATTGCAGGCTGTTCCACTGGTTCCAGGCTATATACACTGGGAACGAGGTCATTCCAGGTGTTCACGTTCCAGGACAGCGTCGACATGCCGTTCGCGACACCTGACACGGCAAGCCAGAACATCGGCATACGGAGCAAGCACTCACTTGCATTATACGGCGACAACATCTTCTGGATGGGCAGCTCGACCATGGGGGACGGCACCGTCTACATGATGGGCTCTGACATACGCCCGGTGAGGATTTCCACTGACGAGATTGAGGAGATGATTTCCGGCTACAACTCGTCCGTGTGCAAGGCATTCATATACAAGTGGAAGTCGCATCCGTTCTATGTGATGGACTTCCCGGCTGACGGGGTAACACTGTGCTATGACATACGCGAGCAGGGCTGGACCAGGCTCGGCTCCAGGTCACCGGAAGGCGGCGAGACATCATTCAGGTATTCCAACGCCATACTTTCGACCAACGAGAACCTGTGGCTGCAGGGAGATGGCGCATTGGTGAAGGCCGTGATGACCAAGTGGAACGAGCACGACGGTACCCCGATACTCAGGAAGAGGGCCGGCGGCATACTGAGTTCCGACAACAGGCCGTTCAAGATTGGCAGCATCAAGCTGATAACCAACAACGGCGACTACCCGCTGGTGCTTGACCATGCACCGCAAATATTCCTCAGGTATTCCCCTGACGGTGCCACATGGAAGCGTTCCAGCACGTACACGCTCGGCAATGCAGGCCGATATGACTACGATACGATATTCCGCAACCTGGGGAAGGTGCAGTACCTCACGGTGGAGGTAGGTACATCAGAGAACATCGGGTTTGCACTCTATGGCATGGACGTGAAGGGCGTCACCTGCATAAAATAACTTATTCATAAGATAAAATAGGAGATTGTCATGGCACCGGTAGTTGCAGCTGCAATCATAGGGGCAGGCGCCACATTGGGCAAAGGCATCTATGATGCATATCAGTCAAGCAAGGAGTCCGAGCGTGAACGCAAGGCGAAGGAAAAGGCAATAGGTCAGGCACAGGAAGGATTGAGTTCCTGGGAGACCGAGGCCGGAAAGATACTCGATGAAGCTGAGGCAAACGGCATACAGCTTTCCTCCCCCGGGGACATAGAGGCATATAGACAGATGAGGGCGTCATACGACCCTACAAGGTATGCACCTGAATTCGAGAGGTTCGACAAGTCCCAGTACAACGTGGAGGACTACCTCAATCCACAGCGTGATGCCATCATTGCCGATGTCGCAAATAGGCTTCAGCATACAGCCGCCGGCGCGGGCCTGGGACATTCATCTGGCGCATTGGAATCAATTGCAAGAGGCGTCGCTGAGAAGGACGAATCCCTGTATGACAAGGCCTACGAACGCATGACAGGCGAGCGGAACTTTGACTACGGGGCCTACACTGACTACATCAATCAGCAGCAGCAACGACTCGACAGGCTGCAGCAGGGCGAGATTGCCCAGATGGAGCAAATGCGTGGCGACATCCTGTTTGACCAGCAACAACAGGATGCATTGTTGGCCAGCAGGTTGAATCTCGGCAATACGCTTGCCCAGTCCCGTGCACAGTTGATTTAAGGAGCATATCATGCAGACAATGAACTTTCAGCCATTGACATTCAGTTCCCTTGAGGGCTACAGGCAGAACTACGATGACGCAAGACGTCGCAAGACGCAGGCGCAGTCGAACCTGTTTGACGCATTCGGTCAGGGTGCATCAAACGTGGTCAGTACATACGGGGACTGGCGCAACCAGCAAGATGAACTTAAACGTCAGGAACGACAACAGGAACTTGCAAATGACTGGCGTCAGAGGCAGTGGGACTATCAGGTCGGCCGTGACAGAATCATGGACGAACGCTATGAACAGCAACTGCAGAAGGCCACGGCAGCCGAACTGGATGACATGCGCAGAGCAGGCGTCCTGACGAAGGGCTTCCTTGACAGGTATGACAATCCTGAAATGGTCGAGAAGTACGGACCTCATGCAGGCTTCGCCTTGGAACGCATGCGCAACGCCAGGACGTGGCAGGATGCCGTTGCCGCAGGTGAGTCCCTGTCCAGCATAATCCAGCAGCGTGACATGCTGGACGCCCAGCGCGAGGAACAGCGCAGGGCCAACATGGGACCTGAGTTCAGCAACCAGGTCGCCTCCAGGATGTCCTTGATGGGAATCGACCCGAGGGACCCGGAAGGCTCCGTCTACCGCATGAGGGAACCGGACTTCTACAAGGACGAGGACACTCGCTACCGAATCAACCGGGACCTCCGGAGGCTGGACGCCTTGATTGAGGCCGGCTACGGCAACCAGGCCATATATGACCAGAGGACTGCCCTGGCTCGTGCCAGCGAGGCACTGAGGCGTCGCATGTATCGTAAGGACAAGGCAGGCAAGAGCCTGGTCGACCCTTCCGGAAAATATCTTTACGAATCTGACTTCTAAGGAGCAGCGATGAACGACTTTGTAGATGCAACCGACCAGATACGTGATGCATTCAAGACTGAGGCATCTGCACGATGGGTAAGGGGAACCGGTCGACGCGACATGGTGAACGGACTCCTTGCCGCGATGCGCAATGCCAGGTCGCAGGAGCAGTTCGACAACTTGGCCTACCAGTTCAAGCGCGACGTCTTGATGCCGTACTACCGCGAGGTGGTGATGCCGCAGGGCAGTCCTGCACAGCGTACACGGTTCCTTGAACGGAACACGTTGATGCAGATGCGTCCAAGGAAGCCGATGGGCACCTACGAGGAACTCCAGAAGAACCCTGCATTCGCCCAGTCCAGGTTCAAGCACCTTCCCAGGGGAACGCAGGACTCCGTTCCCTCCCTGCTGAGGATAGCGCAGGACCCGGCTGAGATGGACCTTGCCGCTCGTGAGATGGGGGTCACCCCGGAGGACCTACAGGCTCATATACAGGATGCCTATGGACAGCGTGCCCGGGAGCAGTTCCGCAAGGACATGACGGCCGCTGCAATGGAAGGCCAACGCTATCGCGATGCACTTGCTGAGGACTATGAAAGGAGTTTGACAGGCCGTGTGCTCGGCACCATATCGCCTGAGGTTACAGGATTGAGGTTGAAAGACCTCCGTTCCGGCAAGGACACTCCGATAGTCAGCTGGGACATGGCCAAGGCAATCGCCAAGGACGCCCTCGTGGGGATAGGCTCACTGTATACGGGTGGAATTGCAGGTAAGGTAGTTAGTAGCCCCTTGGCCCGTAGCGGGCTTGGAGGCGTCTTTGATGCTTCCCTGGAGGCCGCAAGGCAGGGCATGTCCGACTACTATGACTGGGACCCGAAGAACATCAAGAATGTAGGGATGGTCTCAGCCACGATACCGGCAGGCGTCGACATGCTTACATCACTCAGTGGAAAGTTTCAGACAGGACGTAGGCTCATGAGGCCGTTCCGCAAGAAGGTCTATGGGATGGAAGTGGACCCGGCAGCTAAGGAAGTTGCAACCAAGCAGAACAAGCTGGACGAGATAGTGAACGCCACCAAGGCAGCTGAGTCCGGTGACCCGTTGGCCAAGGAATTGGCGGATGACCTGCTGGAGGAAAGTCGTGACTTCATCGAGAAGTCCCATGCAAATGTATTCCGGGACAGGCCACTCACTACAGATGACCTGCGTGACATCGTGATGGACCCCAAGCGTTCCGCAAGATACTTCAATCCTCCTACGGAGGACCAGTTCAGGGGAGCGGTCGAGTCCAAGAAGTATGCAGGCAAGAATGACATAGTGAACGTGGACGGCCAGCCGAAGTTCGAGTCCGACGTGGCAGAGGAATACTTGAAGAGGGCAAAGGCCCAGTGGCCTGCAAGCTACAGGAAGTCCGCCGGTCCAAAGGCTCCAAAGGAAAACTTCTGGGACAAGTATGCCGGCGGCATCGTTGATGCATTCTCCCGCGAGGAGACAATGAGGCAGCGTACCGAAGGCAGGAAGCTGGAGGACAAGTCGCCAACGACAGCATTGAGGCAGGTGATGGAGTACGACCCCGACATGATAAGGATGTGGAAGGCCGGCTTTGTCCCGAATGACGCGGCAGGCAAGAAACTGTATGACGAATGGAAGGAGAAGTTTGGAGGACAATAATGAGACAGCTCACAGCCTATGCATCGTATCTTGACAACCTAGGAGCCCCGCTGGTAGGCAGGGCTCGTTTCTACAACCTGGATGACTCACCTGCCGTGGTGTACGGCCTGGACAATGCACACCAGCACTACGTCGAACTTGGGCATATCGTATATACAAATTCGTCCGGTCAGTTGGTGCCTCAGGTGTTCCTGGATGACCATGACTACCTGGTCGTGTTCGACAAGTACATAGGCGGTGGAACAATGGCCGAGGACGACGACCAGGAAAGCTGGCAGGAGATGGGGAGCGCAGTCGACAATTACAACACCGTAGGCATATCGCTTGAAGGAAATGCATTGCGTACAGTGAGCACAATAAGTGAATTGCGGCATTTGCATCCTGTAGTGTCCGATGACCATGATGAAACCGTGACACTTCTCGGTTATTATGAGATTGATGACAAACCTTCCATAAATTATCATTGGAATCAATACAGCAATGATGATGACAACGGTGGTTCAGTCATAAAGGTGGCTGACATCGCAATCGGTCGATGGGAATTGGTCGAATGCCCGAGATACCTGGATGTTCGTCATTTCGGTGGTTTCGGTTTGAACAATCCAGAAGCGTCACCGAATCAACGGTATTTCATCCAATTGGCGGCTGCATATGCACTTTCAAACAATTGTGGACTGTATTTTCATGGGACTCCTACGAATGCCTATTATGACATAACAGGCTTGGAACTTCATGACGTGGATTCAAGTGCAATGGCAATGGTGTTCGCTGTACTCGATGACGGAGATTCGGCCACTGATGTCAAGGCAAGGATATACGGTGTGAAGAACATATTGTGCAGTTCAATCAGTTCCCAGTTATCAAACCAGGGAGCGATTGAACTCATTGATGATGTATTGAAGACAAGCTACGCCCCTGAATACAATGCAATATTGAATCCGAAGGTGCTGATAATTGATTCACCGTTCAATTCTCAAAACAAGACGTTTGAAAACATAATCGTCAAATGCCTTCGTGACATATCGTCAGAGTCCGGTTGGACATTCAACAACTGCATAGTGTTGTATTCGAATGCAAGGAATGACATAGAATGCGGGAATATCAATACGACCGATGACGTTGCAGTCGGCGGCGATGCTTCAATAGATGGAAAGCTGACACTTGGCGCCTATAAAGTCAGTCATTCCTCCTCAATCCTGAACGGGCTCCTTTTGAAGATGGGCAGCACGAATGTCATGAGTTTCACGAATGCCATCGCAAAATTCTTTGAATCGCTTGACATTCCGAACGGATGGGTGGTCGATGACGACAACCTTTTGACGATACTTGCAAATGAAACCGTCAAAACGCTCAAATTGAAAGTCGATGCCGTGATTGACCTAGTTGCAAAGAACGGTCAGAATGATGACATCAAGTTCGACCGCATGAGTGTTACGAACAGGGCTGACATACGTCGTGTGAACGTGAACACCGTATATCCTATGACAGGCTTTGACATTTCGGTCAACGGAGGCATGTACAGGTCGTACGGGGCATCGTTGGACTTGTCATGGACATCATATGGGAGTCATTCACTTCCAGCTGACACGACGGCACACCACATCCGTATCACGACCAAGAACAACGGCGGCTACGACACTCCGCTCGACTATATGTACATTGATGCAAACAACCAATCCACGTTGTACCAAACCGGCCAGGTTATTTGCATCGAGAACTGCGGCGGCGGATTTCCAGGAACGACATTCTCCGACCTTACATCGCGTGGCGACATGTACGACTTCCTTGATGATGCAAGGACAATATTCATACTGCGGAATGCCAACGATGAATTGGTGGATGTGGTGCCGATGTTCTCACGCAAATATTTCCGTTACGACGGCAGCAAGTTCGTTGCCGTGTCAATCTAAATTATTTTTAAAAATTGCACATTTCGCTCACTTTTAACTTATATTTTTGTTAAAAGGAGGGCAATTCGTGCCGAAACTGCAGACATTCTACAAGAAGCTGTCGCCTGAATGCCAGGCTGACATGGAATCACTCATACTCGAACTCAAGGAACTGAACTCAGTCCACGGCGACAGGCGATACATCGCCAAGGCTGAGATAGTTCCTTTGCCGGATGACAAGTACCTGAGGCTCTGGGGCTACCTGAGGCACTGCTGTCTCCTGGTGGCATGCTGGCCGAACAACCGGAGGGCCTTGGAGACGATGGCAGGGAAGCGGGGCATGCCATTCACTGACGTCCAGTCTGAGGCCGTGGACAGCATGACGATACATTGCTACACGTACGTCTGGCGGCACTACAGACGCACCGACGAGCCTACCGCGTACGTGCTCTCCACGGCGAAGTACGGCTGGAAGGACTGGATAACTGAGCAGAACAACTATCACTGCGGGATAGACGATGCGAGACAGGAACAGGCATTCGAAAACAGTCGCTGCGGCCGCAAGGTGAACAACGTGAACTTCGGCTGACAGTTTATTCATTTGGCAAGAGGCCAACATGATGTACCTTACGCCGATACCCAAGCAATTCCTGGACGAGTCAGGTGTCCCGTATTCAGGCGGGACCGTCACCGTGTACCTGAACGGTACCACTGACAAGGCTGACATCTACATGGATGCATACGGCGAAAGGCTTCATGAAAACCCGGCCGTGCTGAACTCGAACGGCGTGTGGCAATGCTTCGTACCTGAAGGCACGCCGCTTGACTACGTCGTGAAGGACTGCAAAGGCAACGTCGTGGATGCATACGAGCGTGTCATACCGGCGGATGCAACCATGAGTACGATGCTCTGGATATTCTGCCAGCAGCTTCCGGACGAGGATGAGGCAGGATGGCTGTACCAGACAGTGTTCCTTGAATTGACAGTGGGCCTGAAATGGCTCGGGAACGAGGAAATGATGATATGGCCTGTAATGGGCGGCAATGTCGAATTCGACGATGCAAACGAGACGATAACCTTCAATGACTATGTGGGGGCATAGATGCCAAAGTCATACTGGACAAAGATTCAAACGCCGAACGGACTAAAGTATTTCAGGGCCGACGACGTCACCGATGAACTGATGGACAAGATAAAGACGGAGTCATCGGAGGTATTCGTCGCATCATATGGCGACTCCGACATCGATGACATACTGTCGGCGATTTCTTCCGGGAAGTTCGTGACATGCCGTGATACAAACGGCAAATATTATGAATTGATGCAATTCAGTTCATCCAATCCGAAAATGGTTCAGTTTGCGAATGTCAATGACATTGTTCAGAACTTCAATGGCACATGGTCCTCCTGGACTGGAAATCGTTATGCACGTGGAATTTCCATTGCCCCGGAATACTCGACTGCATCGACTTACAATATCGGCGACGCCGTGGTGCATGAAGGCATACGTTACATATGCAACACCAACATCTTGACAGCTGAACAATGGACTCCGGCGCACTGGACTGAGATGAATGTCGAAGATGCATTGAAGGACAGACCGATAAAGGTGTTCGAATTTTCAGGAACGAACTATCCGACAATGTCCGAGATGAACGCTGAATTCAATGCCGGCAAGACGATTGTATTGATACATTCACCCACTCCGGCTCCGTATGCTGAAGTGTATTATTTGACAAAATTTGAAAGAGATTCTCATACAGACAGAACTACGATGACGTTCATCGGTATCAATAGGAAAATAGTCGTCAATGACAATGCATGGACATTCAGTGACTGTTTTCCTCAGGCCGCTTCCGTGGCCCCGGAATATGATTCAACGGCCACGTACCCGACTGTCGGTACTGCAGTCATGCATGAAGGCATACGCTATGTAAGCAACACTGCAATAAATGTAGCCGAAAACTGGAATCCGTTGCATTGGACCGAAAGGAGTGTTCAGGAGGACTTGACCTCAATTGACAAGTTTGCCATATTTGAATGCACTTCAATATCCCAATTGGACGCCGAGACCATTTTGAATGCATACGATGCCGGCAAGATTATATACATAAAGGTGACCCCGAATTCCATTTCGCCCACTGAAATATATGAATCAGCATACAGGAATCCGATATACAATGAGTATGGCGAGGCCATATATTTTGCAAGCTTGATGCATCATGACAAGTTCCTCAAATTGTATTCAGATGAAACCGACTGGCTGTTTGTCGAAGAAATCAAGAAGACGAACACGATAGAGCGTTTCCTGCCGCCACATGACATTGGACCATCCACTGGTTCATTGCCATTTGCAAATGGAGCAATGGACTATGCCATGAACTTCCCTGAAATATCAACTGACGGCGCTGACATGGCATGGATAATCACTTCCGTCGTGCCTCCGGAATCTGGAATCCTACGTGGCGGAAGTCATTACGAATTGAAGTTCAATGCCTTCCCGTACATATGGGACTGTCAAGCGTATTTCGCGCTGGCGAAGATATATGACATATCCACAGCCGGCAACGGCAGCATCGATTTTGACATAATTTCAAACAAATTGGCGCCGAAATCCCTGGACAGCGTGAACAACAGCCTGTATGAGTCAGGACAGGACATGGTACGGTTTACAATTGCACATGACGTGGAATTCAAGGCCGACGAACCGTTGTTCGTGATGATTGGAATCAAGAGCAGTGAATCATCGGCCGCTGTCCGTACCGTACTGTCATGCCCGGCGATAGTCTGGGGCGACCGTGCCAATCCGGTCACATATCTTGCTCCAGGTTACGGTGCCTGGTCAATATCGGCCAACACTGTAGATGCATCAGGGCTGTTGATGGACAATTTCCTGTTGAAAACATCGACTGCATCTGGAACGGATTTCCAATACAAGTTGTTCGACAACTATCGTGTGGTGTTCAATCCTGGCGGCACTCCTGAGATGAACAAGATTACTGCAAGTTCAGCGATAGGCGAGATATATCTGTACAAGGTCCAATAGGATTATTCATATAGGACAAAAGGAGTTTGACAAATGATATACAATGGAAGCACGATATACAATGATGGAGCCGGTGGTGGTGGCGGTGGAAGTTCAGTCGACCTGACCGTGACATACGATGCAGTCAACGAGGAACTCCATCTGGACTTCAGTCCTCAACAGCAGAACAACAATCCGTAGGAGGTAACTGATATGGCAGTGACTTATTCGCAGAATGGCGTGATTGTTAAAGAAGGCGAAGTTCCTCATCAGTACGAACCTCAATATGACGTCGACTTACTTTTAGGAGGTAGGGCATATAGAACTGTTAGAGTTGGAACTAGGATATGGCTTGCTGAAAATTTAGTATATAGGTGGAATAATTTATCATCCAATATGCTGGATGGAAATAATTCAAGTCCAGCAGCAGCATACTACAATGATGACGAATCTACTTATGGTGTAAATGGCTTGATATATAATGGTTTTGCTAGAATTGAATTAAAACAACTCATAAGTGGAGGACTTTTAAGTAATTGGCGAATTCCAACATATCAGGATTTTGATAGCTTGGCGTCAGCATTCATTACTGAATATCTCAATCCTTTTAGTGGTACTCCTAATTTTGGTAGTAATAGCATGGTAAAGAATTTAAAGTCAAGTTCATTATGGGATGGTAAAAACGCATTTGGATTCAATCTTTATAGGAGTGGGTATTATGAATCTATCGGCGGAGCAAATAATTGGTCAGGAATAAATTTATATACTTGTATGTGGTGTGATGATACTTATTACTCAGCTTCTCATTATGACTGGGGGAATGATACTTATCTTGTAGAACGAAATACTGCAAATGACAATAGATTTGGTTGTGTCATAAGATTGTGTAAGGACATTACCTAAAGGAACAATCCCATGTCAGGCTACTTATTGAAATTCAAGCAAACATACTCCGTCAAGATAGGCGGACGCAGGTACCCAGTTGTCAAGATTGGGAACCAGCTGTGGATGGCGGAGAATTTGGACTGGAAGTGGACTGGATTGGACATAGGTGGAACAGGAAGTCCTACCACTCCTCATGCCTGGTACTACAACAACAATGAAACTGACTACGGAATCGATGGCACATATAAATGTGGGCTCTTATATAACTGGTATGCTGCTAAATATTTGGACGACAATAAGGAGACATTGTTACCTGATGGATGGCATGTGCCTAATGGTATAGATTTGACGGCCATTGCTTCTACATGTGGCGGATTCAACGTAGCTGGCACTAAATTGAAGTCCTTAGACAATTCAATTACATCTAATTGGCCTAGTGGATGGAATGGAACTGATGACTATGGATTCAGTGCAATTCCAGCAGGATGGTTATATTTTCAGGAAGGTGGATTCCTGGACTTTGGGTCTGAAGTGGATTTCTGGTTAGTTACCGAATATACTAGTGAATACGGGCATTCATTCTATTTCAATACTGGAGCATCAATCAACTACAGTCCAAATTCTGGAGCCAAGAAAGTTGCAGGATTCTACATCCGTCTCGTCAAGTCCCTAACATAAGGCAGGTAACGATATGAGCGATTTGTTGAAAGTGAGAATCGGTGGAAGTGACTACCTGTGTAAGTGGGACCCTAATTTTGTAGTTATTGGTGGAAGGAAATACAAGACTGTCAAAATAGGAAACCAAATTTGGCTTGCAGAAAACCTAGACTGGAAGTTTACAGGACTAAACTACAAGGATGGCACTTCATCCAATACGCTGGACAATACCAGCACTCCGCAAGCAGCGTACTACAACTACGATGAAGCCACCTTCGGGATTACTGGCAAGAACTTCGGCTTGATGTACAACTGGTATGCCGTCGACTACTTGAACAACCACCTAAGTGACCTCGGCGTACCTGCTGGTTGGCATGTGCCTACCGCATACGAGTTCGACGACATGGTCACTGCATGTGGTAGTAACCCAGCAATGAAGCTGAAAGCTACGACTGAATGGGCTAGCGGGGCAGGAACTGATGACTACGGGTTTGCAGCACTGCCTACTGGGTTTTGGGGGACTACTGCCTACACGTTCGGCAATATCTACCAGTACGGGGACTTCTGGACAGCTACCGAGTATTCAGCAACTGATGCTTGGGATAAATCGATTGGCAGTGGGTCCAGTGTAGATTCGCACACATACGAAAAGTTCGACTGCTTCTCGTTGAGGTTGGTCAAGGCTATCGCATAAGGTTTTTAAAGGAGCAAAAGAAAATGTCAACGACAAATGGAACAATGAAATCATTCAAGGTCACTGATAAGGACGGCAACGTCTATGTCATGACTCCAGTGGACACGGAAGCACGTCAAGCGATAGACGAAGCGAAGAACCTTCAGTTCGACGACGACTACTTCACTTCTGAGGTATCTCAGGACCAGACTACAGTCAATGTAGGACTGAACGGAGTTCCTCTCGGAGTCAATACTCCGTTGAAGATAGTGCAAGACACTGCACAAGGAATTGTGTTCGGAGTGGATTTGTTGATTGATGGTGGAGTACTCACTGATGCTGCATCCATTGACGTGCCGAACAATGCATTGTCCACATTGACGACTGCTCAATCCACTTTGACATTGAACGTGAATGTTAATGCTGATGAGGTTCCAAACTTTGCAGTCGAAATTACTACGAGTACGGACGTGACTCTCACTGTTACGAAGACAGTAGGAAGTACGATGACTACATTGAACTCCTCAGTAGCAGGCGGTAACTCGTTGACTGCTGGCAAACTGTATCAGGTGACCTGCGTCGGCTCCTGCTGGACGCTGGCCGAGTTCGCGGTTCCCAATCCGTAAGGAGGCGATATGATACTGACGCACGGAGCGAACAGCCTTGCAAGTGGTGGTGGTCCAGTTCCAGAACAGGAATATGATTCAACTAATGTACCAAATGGTGTCCAGATTTTGCACGATTTCGGCGAAGGACTTGTTCCTGCGGTTCCAATGGATACATTCGCTATGTCTGATTCCTTCGTTTCTGTTAATACCAAGAATAAGGCGATTGTCGATACATTCGCTATGTCTGATTCATTTTTCAGTGTCGAACAAATAAACTAGGAGTAGCATATGTCTGTAAAATTGGGCGGTTGTTTAATCGGATATGGAATCAAACGGAACGGCATAGAGCGTAAGGTTCTTTTTGAGAAACCTATTCACAATACTATGACCGCTGCATGTCTAAAAAACCTTTTGACATTCAACGGGTCTAATGATTTACCTACCGGAAATTATGTAGGTAACTGGCTTAGTCAATACACTGAATCAAGTATAGCACATGACAGATACGGTGTATTTAATTTTTGTGCCCTTGGCGATGGAACGGGTGATACTAATTTTAACGATATAGAATTGAAGCATAGGATTACCGACTATACTTCTGTTAAAAAGACAGGTTCCGGATGGTATGGGAGCACAGAAGACATAACTAACGCAAAGATTAGCTACAGGTTCTCACACACCCATACTATAAATTCGAATATCACTGTTCGTGAAATAGGTTTATATAATAGAATATACCCCACTGGCGAATATACACTTTCCAGTAGGGTTTTGCTTGAAAATCCAATTGAATTACAAGCGAATGATGAATTTTATAGTATATACGAACTCACAGTATCGTTCCCTGGTATAGAAAGATTTTATAACTTTGGGGGCATTGCTGGATTGAATGGGTACTCTGTAAATTCATGCTTTGTTGATAGTGGTACTTGGTATGGCGTTATTAAGTATGATAACGCAAACTCTGCATATCCGTATGACGGCGGTTACACGCAAAGAGGAAGTATCATTAAACCCATCTTTCTATTCAATCAAGGGTTGGGCAACAGATGGCATACATATTCATGTTTCGCTACTTCGTCCGATTGGGATAAGCAAATAGAACCTATTTATTTTGGTGATGCACCGAGCAGAATTATATTCGATTCTTATATAACCAATTTACAAATTAAGGATTATACTGCCGGAAATAACTATCGTGATGCCACATTTGATGTAGCTCCAGCCGCATTCCTTGGCCAAAACATAACCGGTATCATAATAGGAAATACATATTACAGGTTCGGCGATTTTGATTCGAGTGATAACTTCACGCCGAGGTCAGTGCAAATATCAAACGGTTTCAGGTTTACATATCGGCAATCATTTGATATAACTTGATAGAGGACGCAACGTGACCGACCTGCTCGCAATACTGACTGATTATTCATACAGCATAAATATGGAGACTTGAAAAATGAGGAACTCTTCACCAAGACCTTTGAGCATACTTGCATCCACCGGAATAACCTACACGCTTGCAGGGAATTCCAGGACAGCGACAGTGACAATTTCAGCCGATGCAGGCTGTACCATGACCGACACGCTCCGTGACATACCGCAGGGCAACCTGAAGTTCAACAAGGGTCAGACAATCCACGTCAAGCGGGCCAGGCTGGTCAGCTCCGGAGCACCCGGACTCAGGCCCTCGCCAGACCAGCCTGCAGCTGCCTTGGTAATGCTGCAGGGAACCGGAAGCCCGTTCACGAAGACTGCAGGCTCCGATGAGGTGCCGCTCAACTTCGTGAACTGGAATTCCTGGGAGGAAAAGGACTTCGACATCGAGTTCGCGGCTGACAGTTCAGTGCTCGGCATAAAGTCCACTTCCGTCATGAATGTGGACGACTTCAACGTCCAGGAGGCATTTGTCGGCCAGTCATTCAACGTGATGCTGGAACTCGAGGCTGACCTGTACGTGGGGGTGTGATGGACATCACCGGCATTGACATAGTCGCAGGATTCACGGCCGCGGCATCATTCGTCGGGGCATGCGGAGCCGCCATCAAGGCATTCGGTGCATTGAAGCAGGCCAAGGAGGCCAAGCAGCAAGTCGTCGTGATACAGCGCGAACGCAAGACCCAGTCAGAGATGAGGGACAACCAGATAGTCGAGCTGCAGGGCGAACTCAAGGTGGTCAAGAGCCAGCTTGCCAACCACGACCACCGGTTGGACGAGGGCAATGCACGGTTCGACGGACTGCAGTCGGAACTCAAGGAAACGAACGGACTGCTTCGGGAGACACTCGGAGCAATCAAGGTGAAACTCAACCTGCCGATAGGCAGCAACGGCCTCTAGGGGGGCAAATGACATGGCAACCATAGTGAAGTTCTATAAGGACGGCAAGAAGGTAAAGGACATAACTAGCATCGGCTACCTGCCTGTCGACGAGGATGCAGTTAAGGATTCCAGGCACCTGGCGTCCAGCGGCAGCGTAGTTGCCGCGGCAGCGCTAGGCGAGGAATCCATGATGGCCAACTTGCCGATAGGAGACAGCACGCTCAGGTTCAGCTTCGGAGACCTGGACTACGACCCGACCGTTGCAGGCGTGGGTTCATCCGGTACCTGGACGAAGAAGAACACCAAGTTCACGAACGTGTGGGACTGGACGAACACGAATACCAGTTGGGCCAGTGCATTCTACATCAGTGGAAATGATGGATGCTTCATGAACTACGAAAACAATCCAGTCAAAGTGATTGCGGCAGGTGACACCTCATCAGTTACTGATTTCTCAAGATGTTTTTCGTGGTGTACTGCTATAACTGAGATATGTTCAATAGATACCAGTAATGCCACTACTGTATTTCTAATGTTTAATCAGTGCCAAAATTGTACGAAATTCCCCGACCTAGATTTTTCAAGTGCCACTGAAACTCGAGCCGTATTTCAGCTTTGTCAAAAAATGATATCAGGTCCAAATATAATCTTCCCCACCGACCACGCTTTCAAATTGACAAGCTTCTTCTTAGGATGCGAAAACCTTGAAACTGTGCCATTGTACAACCTGGAGCAATGCACTGATACAGCTGCTATGTTCCAGGCAGTAGATGCCAATTCTGATATGTCTTTGAAGTCAGTCCCTGAATTTGACACTTCAAATGTGACAGATATGCATAGCATGTTCATAGATTGTGACATAACAACAGTCCCTGAATTTGACACTTCAAATGTGAAAAATATGCAAGGTATGTTCAAGGACTGTGAATTTTTACAATTCATCCCATCGTTAGATACTCCTAAAGTCACTAATATGAGTGGTGCGTTTGATAGTTGCAAGTCATTGACTGAAATACCATCTCTTGATTATTCTAAAGTGACTAAGTTCAATGATTTTGCCAAGGGTTGTATAAGTTTGACTGAAATACCTGAAATGAACATCGAAGCGGATGTCACAAGATGCGACAATATGTTCAAAGATTGCCTGAACGTCAAGTCAGGTCAGAAGGCACTCTACGACACTCTATCTGCAATCGGTACTATAACCAACCATACTGACTGCTTCAAGAACTGCGGAAGTGACACCGAGGAAGGACGTGCTGAACTAGCTCAGATTCCTGTTAGCTGGGGTGGAACAATGGAAGAGGAGCCATGATGGCACGCAACAAGTGCACAGTCAAGCGATGCACGGTGCTGCCGTTCGACGTGAGCGACAGCCGTCCGTTCAAATTCAAACGTCAGTCGACCGTCCTCATGTGGGTCGTCCGTACATACAAGGACGGCCGCACTGAGCGGCTCCTCATCACGGCGACAATACGTCCTGGATTCATGACCGACGGTGCATCCACGTTCTGGCCGTTCAGCAGGCTGGTGCCCCAGTGGAGGAAGGGTGACGACAACTACAATGCCGGACCCACCGTGCACGACATCCTATACATACTGAAGGGCCGCTGCCACACCGAGGACGGCAACACATACGACCTGTCCCGTGAGGAGTCAGACGACATCCTCCGCGGCATCTGGAGGTGCTGGGGCATGTCCAGGTTCCTGGCCGGGTGCGCTGACAAGGCAGTCGAGCTGGTCGCCGGAGGAAACAATCACTGGGGCAACGACTCCTACAGGGTCCGCAACTTCTGCGACATCACGGTGGAGGTGCTGGAATGACGATGTCCGAATATGCCTTGAGGTTCGTCGGCCGGCCCTACATCTACGGAGGGGACGGCAGCGGGAAGTCCTACGGAGGATTCGACTGCTCAGGACTGGTGATGGAGTGCCTTTGGGCATTCGGAAGGCTACCGATGAAAGACCTCACGGCTCAGGGAATTCACGATGCCTTGATGGACAAGTCCGGGCATCAAGTTCCCAGGATGTACATTTCTACTGACGACATCCTGTTCTTCGGGAAGGACTACAGGCACATAACCCATGTTGCGATTGCCTTGAACAACGACCTCATGGTGGAAGCCGGAGGCGGCAACTCGAAGTGCAGGACGCCAGGCACCTCCACCGGCATGGTGAGGGTCAGGCCAATCTCAAGCCGGAAGGACCTGGTGTCCGCGTTGAGGTCATGATGGCAATTTGCTGGACAGTCATATTCATAGTTTTCGTTCTTGTGCTTGGCTACACCCTGTTCAAGGACGACGACTGGAAGCGGTAGGATACGTTTTGAGGGCCGAACAGCATCCTTGAGGTATAGTTACTAGGCCTGCAACGAACAGACGTTCAAAACGCACGCAAATAAAGGAAAACCTGCCCTTGTTACGGGGCAGGCTTGTTGACGTATGAAGGAAACCTATGCAACCTTGGCGAACAGCTCATCGAACTCGGCGGTGCTGGTCTTGCGGGTCGGCTCGTTGAACAGGACTGTCTTGACCACGTTGAGGCTCATCTCGGAGTTCGCCGCGATGGAACCGATGAGCAGGCTGCGCTCGTGGTTCCTCGTGTGGCGGGTGTCGTGCTGGTAGGTTCCCTGCACGGCGTTGTAGAGATTCCAGCCGGTGAGTTCATCCAGCCGTCCGTTGTCAGCGGAGTGGAAGCGGTCCATCGCCTTTCCGATTCGGCGTTCGAAGTTGCGGTCAATCCGTTCCTGGGCCTTCAGGTCGGGGACGCT